TTATTTGTAAACTATCAATTCACTCTTGTGCGTGAGCATAGGAGTGATACATGGGAATCGAGCTAGCTCACTCGGAGTGAGCGGGGAAACCCGAGCAAAGGCGTTCAACTCGCCTCGAATCCCCAAAATAGTTTTGGATATTGTTATTATAATGTTTCTTGAAATCGTTAGGTGTGGAGCGGTATAGACCCAGTGGCAATATAAGTTGTTTGCGTTGAATTCATGCGCCACGAACCAGAAGGAAATGTTGTGGTCGAGCATTCTACCAGCACCTTTCGTTTTATACCTTATTATATATAGCAGTTTCCGGAACAATCCCATTGCCCTTTTTGGACATAAGTTCTTTGACATATTGGAAAAGTGTAAAGTCGAATAGTGTTAAGTCATTATAAGGGGATCCCCGAGTATCAGTCTTTATGACTGATAGCTAAAGCGGTGAGCATCGCTCTTAAATTCATGGTAGCGCATGATGCCGTTATCCACCGATGGTGTAATTGGTTAGCACGCCCGAAACTGTTTTGTGTAAATCCTTAATACATTCTTATCAAATCGGGAAGTTGGGTCCGAATCCTACAGGTGGACTATCAGGTATTTGTTTGTTGTGTATGCAGCGGCATACAAACATTGTTTAAAACAAATTTTGACTCTTTCCTGCTCGTCCGTGAGGATAGGCAGGTTTTTCTTAAACTTCAAAATCAATGGCTTATGATAGATTTATCCGAACCTACTCTCCACAAGTACCGGAGAAAGGTTCTCGAAATATACAGAGAACTCGAAAGAAACCCTTGGGCACCCTTGGGCATCTTCGAGTCAAAGCTGAGGAAAATTAATATCCTCAACTCGAAAATTAAAAATGTGTCCTCAGACATCGGAAAGCCCGAGGGCGAGTATTCAAACTTTACAAATGATAATTACATGCAATATGGGTTTAAAAAGGAAAACTCCTCTCAAGAGGACACCTATAAAGAAGACTCCTTGGGATAAAGCCAAGAAGGATCAAGAGAAGAAGAAGGCGAAAGCCGGACTTAGCAAAAGTAAGCTGAGAGATAAGCTAGATGCGGTCTTCTCTAAATATATTCGACTGAAATATTCTGATGATAAAGGTTATTGCCGATGTATCAGTTGCGGCAAGGTTTTCCCTTGGAAGGAAATTCAAAACGGTCATTACATGTCGAGGCGTTACATGTCAACTCGATTCAGCGAAGATAACTGCCGGCCACAATGTGTAGCTTGCAATATTTTCAATCAAGGCAATATCCAGATGTATCGCCGTGCGCTTATCAAGCAGATTGGCGAACAGAGGGTTGATTTGATAGAGGCTCGGGCAAGAACTGAAAACAAAAACTGGTCACTCTTTGAGTATAATCAGTTGATAGCCTTTTATCAGAAAGAAGTAGACAAACTTTTAGAACAGAAACATTTATAAGAATAGATTATATGAGTAAATCAGGTACAAAAATCAATGTAGAATTGGTAACACAAGGGTGTTTCCCTACGAAGTCGTATGAGACGGATGCCGCTTACGACCTTCATTGCAGTAAGGACACGGAAGTAATTCCAAACAAACGCTTTTACGTTCCGCTCGGGTTTAAGATACAACTTCCTTCAAATATGAAGATGCTGATTCAGCCACGTAGTGGCATGTCGGGCAAAGGAATGTTGTTAGATGTTTATTTCCCCTCATGGCTCCTACATGGCGACTATCTAGGTAAGGTCAGAGCAAATCTTGATGTAATTCTCTGTTTGATTGGCTGCGGCTATGGCGAAGAAGTCCATGCTATCGTCAAGTCTGGCAGATGGAGGTTAAAGCATCGCATCATGCGTATGCTCGGTTTCAAGTTCGTTATTCCTTATTCCCAACGCATCTGTCAGGGTGCCTTCACTTACGTTCCAGATACTAACTTGGAACTTGGCAAGGTAACCGGCACTCGTAGCGGTTTAGGATCAACAGATAAGAATTAGTTTTTAGCGTTATTTTACATAATTTTAAAATCATTTTTCCTGCTCGTCCGTGAGGATAGGCAGGTTTTTAAAAACGAAATCATGAAAAAGAATATCAGACAGAATTTCTTCAATCATATCAAGAAGGTACTTGATATAGTTGACAAGATGGGGGATGAAGCAAAGCATTTTCGCTGCATCGTCCTCATGGGTGACAGGAACATTCCGAAGGCATACGCATTCATGCACGCATCGCCCGAAGACCTCAAAAACCTTATCTTGAACGCAATGCGTAATAGCGACCAGTTCACCTACGCTACAGCAAGGGCATTCGAGGAATACGATAAGGAACTGAGAGAAAAAGAAAAAACTTTAAACAAAGATAAAAATGAAGAAAATCCTATTCAAGACGCTTAAACTGCAAAATTTCTGTGGCATCCGTGCCGGAGTCTTCGATTTCGGAGAAGACTTAACCGTTATCTCGGGAGACAACGGAAGAGGCAAGAGCACTATCGGCAACGCCATCATGTACACATTGATCGGTACTGATACCAACGGCATGCAGCTCGACATCAAAACCTTCGATGAGAATCATAATATTATCAAGGAGATAGAGCATTCATCCGAGTTGGTTATGTTGGTAGATGGTGATGAAATCTCGTTCAAGCGAGTTCTGACCGACAAGTGGAAAGGTAATAAATGCACCAACACCTTCAAGTACTATGTTGATGGAGAATTGACTACCGCCGGAGATTTCGACAAAGTAGTTAACGGCATCTTCCAAGAAGACCCATTTTCGTGGTGCATCTGTCCTAATCTGTTCCTTGGTATGACTTGGCAGAATCAGCGTGCATTCCTTCAGTCGTTGGCAGGTGACATTTCAGTCGAAGACATCACGAAGGGCGAAGAGAAGTATGATTATCTTGTTGAACTCCTCAAACAGAAAGACATTGATGCCATTCTTCACCACCTCAAGCACAAGCGTACAGAAGTTCAGAAGGAACTCGATGCGGTCCCTATCAGACTTGCCGAACTCGACAAGACCCTTCCACCAAAGCAGGATTGGGAGACCATGGGTAAAGAAAAGACTGAACTGCAAGAAAAACTGGTGGAGATAGACAACAAGATTCAGCAGATTCGCACCGGTGGAGCAGACAGAGTTCGCCTTGACGGAATCCGCAAGAAGATTGAGTTTGCCGAAAAGCGCAAGCGAATGATGGAACAGGGCGCAGATAAGGAGTCTACCGATAACATGACCAAGCATCAAAGCGATGTTCTCAACGCCAACGCAGCCTTCAATAAGGCAGAATCTACGGTTGAAAACCTCAAAGCAGTTATGAGTGGCTATCCTACCACCGAGGTTCAGATAAACGCTCAGATTGAAGAGTGCAAGAAGAAGGTTAGCGACTTAAACAAGCGTAGCGATGAGATTGCCAAGCGCACTTGGGAATGGGATGATAAGGAAGGTTTCTGTCCTCATTGCGGTCAGGCTCTCCCTCTCGGTGATGTTCAGCTCCTCAAACAGGAATCTCAGAGCCTGTTCAATTCTCGCAAGGCAGAGGATATGAAGGAACTCAACAATGAGTTTGCCAAACTCCAAAGCGCATACACCGAACTCAACAAAGAGTTGGATAAACTGAATGATGATCGTCAGACCACCACAAACCAACTCGTCAAGGCTCATCAGGCGCTCAAAGATGCCGAAAAGCATAAGGCAGAAGTTGATGCAGATGTTCCACGCACCTACGAGCAGATTCTTTCTGATAAGGAGGAATATCAGCAGGTAGTGAAAGAGATTGGTGAGTTGCAGACAGAACTCGACAAACCATCCGATAGCAACGAGGATAACGACAAGTTACTTCAAGCACTCGCTGAAGAGCGAAAGCCGCTTTCTGACAGATACGATGAAGTCCTCGAACTCCTCGCCTCAAAAGCATCTTACGACAATACAATGGCTCATATCGAAGCAGCACAGAAGGATAAAGCCATCTTTCAGGAGCAGCTTGATGATATTGATGATAAACTCAACATCACCAATGAGTTCTATCAGTTGTCTTGTAAGGCTCTCGAAGATAAGGTTAATCAGCACTTCCGTTTCGTAAAGTGGAGCCTTTTCCTCCCGAAACTCGATGGCGAGAAGAAACCTTATTGCGAATGTTATCACAATGGTGTTCCTTACAGCCGTCTCAATGGTGCCGCCAAGGTGAATGCCGGAATCGACATCGCGCGCACTATCGGGCAGTTCTATGATGTATCGGTTCCTGTTGTGCTCGATGAATGCGAAAGCGTTAACCATCCGCTCAGTACCGGCGGTCAGCAAATCCGTCTGGTAGTATCGAAGGATGATAAACTAAAGGTTGAGTATTTCGCTTTGGCCACAATGGATTGAAACGCATCATGCAAATCAAGACGAAGTTCGATATAGGTGATGCAGTCTATCTGCTCGACGGGTACAAAATCCGACGTGCAAACATCGTTGGCGTATTCTTTCAGCAGATAGGCGAGGCACCTTGCTCTATTCAGTATAAGTTCGCAGTTTTCCCTACAAGGAAAGAAAGCGAAGTGTTTAAAACAAAAGAAGAATTAATCAAACATATAAGTAAATAAAATTATGGCAGAAAATAATTTAATGTCTCTTAATCTATCTGCGGACATGATTAAGCCGATTGTAGAGAAGACGATACAGGCTCATGTTCTTTCGGCGCTCAATGGTTGGGAAGGTGTTGTTACCAATATGGTTAATGCTGTTCTCACGACAAAAGTCAATAGTGATGGAAAAATCTCTAGCTATAGTGGAGATAACAGATATAGCTGGATAGAAATAAACCTCAACAAACGTATTAAAGAACTCGTTGAAGGCGAAGTGAAGAAGCAGATAGATGAATCTGCTGAAGCTATAAGAGAGGCTGTAAGAAAGCAGATTACGTCAAAGGCAGGTTCTAATGCAGTCGCTAAGGCTGTTGTTGATGGTCTAATTGGAAGTTTTGAGAAAAGTTGGACTAGTAGAATTGATATTTCTTTTGAAAAGAAAGAAGATTAAATTTAATAATATAAAAATCATGGCAGAAACTTTAAAATTAGAAATGTTGGTTGACAAAGACCTTATCAAAGGTACTCTAGCGTTAGGAGGAGGCATGAAGGACGGAACGGATTCGAGCCGGATAAAGGAGTGGTTAGATAACCACGATAGCGTAGAGGTTGATCCAAAAGAACTTTTTCCGGAAAGTGGTGAAATCAACCTTGCTTTGGGAACAATAGCCTTGGCTGGTATCGCTAAGGTATTAATCAATCATAAAGAAGAGGAGAAGTAATCATGGCAGAAACAGCAGTAGCAAAAGCGCAGCCTTCTCAGAAGGCAGTAGCAGTTAAGAATTTTCAGGCGGTAATGAACAACAGTTATTACCAAAGTCTGTTACAGAGTTCACTTAAGGAGAACAAAGGTGCTTTCTGTACCTCACTCATGGAAATCTTTTCATCCGATGAAAAGTTGCTCCAGTGCAAACCGAATGATTTGATGGCTGAGGCTCTGAAAGCAGCATCCCTTCGCTTGCCTCTCAATAAGCAGCTAGGACAGGCGTATCTCCTTCCGTTCAAGAACAAAGGAGTAATGACTCCTACGCTCGTTATCGGTACGAAGGGTTATCTCCAGTTGGCTATGCGTACTGGCAAGTACGAGACAATCAACGCTGATGTCGTATACGAAGGTGAGTTTAATCATTACGACAAGGTTACAGGAAAGCTTGACCTTTCGGGCGCTCAGATTTCAAATACTCCAATCGGTTACTTCGCCTACTTCAAGAAGAAGGATGGTCTTACCAAACTTCTCTATATGACACTTGATGAGGTATGCCGCTACGCAAAGCAGTATAGTCCTACCGTTAAGTTCAGCGAAAAGGTTGATGCTGAGAAGCTGAAGGAAATGGCTCTCAAGCAGGCTGCCAACGGAAGTGGCGAAGGCGTAGGATGGTATTCCAACTTCGAAAGTATGGCCATTAAGACTGTTCTCAGAAGACTCCTGTCGAAGTGGGGAGAACTCTCTATCGAATCAAATGACATCACAAACCTTGATGAGGCTCCTTCTGCCATCGTTCAGCGTGATGAGGAGTTCGCCGAGGCAAAGAACGTTATTACAATCAGTAATGATACCGGTGAAGTCGTGAATGCAGAGGAAGTACATGATGAGCAGCCACAGGCTCAAAAGTTTAGTTTGAGTTAAAATAAAAATAAGTTTTATTATGAAAAAGTATATTGGAACAAAGGTTATTGACGCCACACCAGCGTGGCGAATTGATGGTAAAGTGTATCTTAAAGATGAACCTCAGCCTGATGCAAAGAAATCGTCATTCGAAGATGGCTACAAGGTTATCTATGAAGGCGGCTATGAAAGCTGGTCTCCAAAAGACGTATTTGAAAAAGCTTATCACGAAGTTGAAGTTATGAGCTTTGGTGGAGCTATCAACTGCTTAAAGGCAGGTATTGCTGTAAGACGCAAGGGTTGGAATGGTAAGGGCTTATTTGTCGTGAAGCAGATTCCTGCCCACATAGAGGCAGACATCATTCCTAAGATGCTGTCATTACCTCAGTCTGCTAAGAATATATTGATGAGCCGTGAGAATCCTCACATCGACTACACCAATCAGATGCTAATCATCAACCCAGATGGCAGAGCTGATTCTTGGGTGCCATCTTCTAGTGATGTATTTGCAGACGATTGGGAAGTTGTAAATGATGAGTTACTTCCATCATTGTCATGTGAGAGTCGTATTGAAGTAGAAAGTTATGAAACTGATAATAGTCAATAGCAATAGTCAAGGCAATAGCTACGTACTGGAGTCTAGTAATGGCCAGCAGCTCTGTATAGAGGCAGGTCGTCCGTTGCAGGAAGTAAAAAAAGTTGCAAACCTCAAAACATCAAAATGCGTGGGAGTGATTATTAGTCACTCCCACGGCGATCATGCAAAAAATGCCAAAGACTTTCTGAAAGCAGGAATCGATGCTTACTCTACCGAAGAGTTATCCGAGAAATGCAAGGGAGTAAAAGGCATGCTTAAAGAACAGACCTATCATCTTGGTGCTTTCAGTATCACCCCGATGAAGGTAGAACACGATGTGCCTTGTTTCTCTTTCCTCATTCATCATCCGGAAATGGGAACCATGATGTTCTTCACCGATTGCTACAATATGGAAAATGTAGTTCAAGGGTGCCGGTACTTCTTGGCAGAATGCAACTATGATGATTCTCTTCTGGAGAAAGCCGTAAACGAAGGCAAGACGATAGTCAGCCAAGCCGACCGCATCCGTCTTTCCCACATGAGTCTGGCTCATTCTATCGAGTATCTCAACGAATGCAAGGCAGCCAATACCGCCAAGCGCATCGTTCTCATTCATGGTTCAGCACGCCATCTTAACCCCGATGTTGCCGTAAACAAATTCCAGCAGGTCCTCGGTGTACCAACCGACTATGCTTGCAAGGGTTTAGTAATCAATCTAATGTAATTATAATAATATGAGTGTATACAATCCTAATGATCCTCGCGACTATCTGAGAATCGTGAAGGAAGTTCAGAAAGCCAAAGAATGTGGGTATAATATCGAACTAAAGAAGTTTCACCCCATTCAGACCGACAAGCAGTCTAGTTATCTTCACTTCATGATTAGCTATATCGCCCTAAAACTTGGGCAGACCTTCTACGAAACGCTTCGTGATATTCAGCGCAACGTTTGCAGCTACATCTTCTATACCGATGAGGTAGACAAGACAGGCAACCGCAAATACAAGCCTCTCACTTCCCTCAATACAGCAGAGGCTAGCAGCGTTATCCGAAACGTGATAGATTACGCAAATGTCCGCAGTATCATGATTCCGGAACCCGACGACCAAGTTGGTTTGCAATATTGCAAGCGAGAACTCGAGAACTCGGGTGCCGGTTGGGTATAAATCATCAAAATCATATAGCTTATGAAAACGTTAAAGGAAATCCATTCGGAGGCAAATAAATATTCGGAAAGCGAACCTCTTCAAGATGCTTTTGTAGCCGGTGCAAGATGGGCGCTTACGGGTAAGTATTACAAGCCTTCTGAGTTGTTCAACAATAATGCCGAAGTGGAGACGGTAGACTTGGAGGTTGAAGAATCTTCTGCTATCATCCAAACTGAGCCAGCTCCAACATTTGAGGAGTTTTGGGAAGCTTATTCTTATAAGAAAGGTAGGAAAAAGGCAGAAGAAAAGTGGAACAGACTAAAGCTAGCCGATAAATTAGCTTGCATGGCAGCCGTTCCTGCTTACGTAGCATCGACCCGCAAGCCGACCGATCCGATTGTACCTCATGCTAATATACCCTTCCGCGTGTATCCACTCACTTATCTGAATGGTGAAAGATGGGAAGACGAAATAGAAACACCTGTAAATTATGAACAACAACGAGCTGTCAATCTCGCAGCAAAGGCTGCAAGAATCCTTGGTTCCGATTATCAAGGATAAACCGAACTACGTTCGCCCAGCTTCCTTTACGAGTGCTATATGTAAAAGTACAACCACCTTGCTCAGTGTTCAGAAGCAAGGTGGCTTGCGCTCACTCGTCGGATGGGTAAAGGGCAGACTGATAGAACTCTTCACTTTTCTTGGAGTCTTCGATATAGTCACAGAGTTTCAGATACAAATGCTTGCAACAAGATTATGCGCAAAGTACTATTATTGGACTACAACAGAACTCGATTATGCCTTTATTAGGATAATGGAAGGTAAGTATGGAAAACTGTATCAGTATAAGCATAATTATGAAGACAAGTCTACTGCCACTACCATCAATCCACAAGATTTAATGGTAGCACTTGATTCATACGAAAAAGAACTTCTGCTTGAGCGTGGAAGGGTAGAGGACGAGCGCAGAAAAGAAGAAGAGCGATTGAAAGCGATAGAGGATGCAAAGAAGCCTCATGGCATAGAGGCATGGAGAAACTACTGCAAGTCGAAGGGTTTAGACCCCGATACGCATACATTACCATCCGTCAGCCTCCACGATGTCAATAAGGAACTGAATATTCAAAATCCTGGAAGAATGACAGATTTAAGATAAACAATTAAACAAAATGAAAGTTATGAATACAATTCAAACAGATGTTATCATAGTGCTATCTATCCTGTTGTTGGTAGCTATAGCAATCATCGTTGCAGACCGCATCAAATGCAAGTACTATTCTAGTAAAGGCAAGATGGTGGTCCTTCGCGTCAACAATCCCGATGTACGGAACCGCCTCAACTCAGAGGGCTTATCTCTCTGCCAGTGTGCTTACTACAACACCCACAAGTATCTCTACACCATCGAAGGTGATCATATCTGTGGCTTCACCGAAGAATGCACCCATCTGATAGAAGATGCCATCAAAAACCATCAAGAGGTAATTGATTGTGATATTGATGTCAGCAAGTTCGTGAACGAGGTCAAGAAGTTACAACAGGAGTATGAAACTAAAGAGAAGGAGTAAGTATGAAGAAAATTAAAAGTAAGACTGTTCGGGACTATGTCATGAACGATATGGTATGGAAGGTTGATATGCCAAGGCTATTGAAAGAGATAGCTGAGTGTTCTAAAAGCACTCCTTATCCTGTGACTTTTACGATTTTGGCACGCGTGCTTGGAATACTCACAGAAAGGGCTATTGAGATTAATGATCCTGCACTAAACATCATTATGATGAACCTTGGACTTTACGAAGGAGTGCATGATAAGAACGCAGGTGAGGTTATATCTAAACAACGCAAGTTGATTACCGATAAACAAAAATAGGAGAATTAGTTATGACAATCATTATTAAAGGTGAAAATGACTATGATTATGAGAGCATTCCACATTTGCGGCTCGCTGGTAATCCTCCTAGTGGCAAGGAAAGCCGTAGAGCTAGGAGAATGTTAGAACTTAGAAAAAGAAAGGGCAGATTATGATAGACGATAAGAAAATAGGAGAAGCTGCAAGACAACATGCGATGGGAGCTTTTGTTTCAGAATATTGGCAAGCTTGCTATAAAGAAGGTTTTGTGGATTGCGCTAAGTGGGCTATCAATGAGTTCTTGAAGGACTTGTGGCATCAAACAAATAAAGAGCCAGAAGGATATGATGAATGGATATTGCTGCACTATAGTGTAGTAATGATTGGATTGTGTTATGTAAGTGTTGGAAACCAGAGTGTTACAATCTACTCGGTTGGCTACCAACGAGGAACGTCTTATGCTTTTTGAGGAAATGTTTAAGTATGGAATTGCTTTCGATAAGCACGTCCATCATTTGATTGGAATGTTGGTTGGCGTATGAAGATTAGATTAGCAAAGAAGATAATGAAGCAAGTCTATAAAACCCGATATTGGGCTTATAGATTTGGTTATTACCATGGTAAGAAAGATTCCGGTAAAATAGCAGGAGATCATCGCCTTATAAAGGCAATTAAACTAACAAAAAGTAGCGTATGAAGCAAAGAATATTAGATATGTGTTGCGGATCTCGTATGTTTTATTTCGATAAGCAGGACCCACAGGTACTTTTTACAGACATAAGAGAATATCATGACACATTATGTGATGGACGCAAATTAGACGTACAGCCCGATATGATAGCCGATTGCACTAATTTGCCATTCGAAGATGAAACATTCAATATGGTTGTATTCGACCCTCCTCATCTGCTAAAAGTAGGACGGAACTCTTGGTTATGCAAGAAATATGGTAAGCTGCCCGAAAATTGGCAAGCATTCATCAACGATTCTATCCATGAGGGCATGAGGGTGCTGAAAACAAACGGAACACTCATTTTCAAGTGGAACGAGCAGCAGATAAAGGTTAGTGATGTGCTAAAGGCAATCACCGATTACAAACCTATATTCGGACACCGTACCACCATCAAGAACCAAACTATTTGGATGGCATTCATGAAATAAATAACCAACAATCCCCACCCAGCTATCACAGCCGAGTGGGGATTTCTTTTTGCAATGAAACAATCTACTTAAAACCTAATTAATACAACTAATTAAAACTAAAAAAAAGTAAAATCTATACCAATCTGTCTATATATTTATCTAAATCTTTTTCGTACCAAACTAGCTCGGTCCATCCTTTCCGCTTTTTACCCTTTGGCAGCCTGCCTTCTTTCACAAGCCGGTCAAAGGTAGCCCTGGAAACACGAACATATCTGCATGCCTCAGCCTTGCTGATAGGCTCGTCCTTGTTGGCGATGCGGTGCAGAAAATCTAACATGAAAGCATTTTGCTGTTTGTTAGTTAAGCATCTTCCGCTCTGAATCCGCTCATGAAATTCCATCAGGAGCGAATCAATCATCTGCAGTTCTTCGCTAATCTTCGCCATAAGCTAGCACTTTTTGTTTCTGTACCAGAGAGTAAACCCAATCGCGCAAGCCGCCAGTATGAACAGAAAGGCAATATAGCATCTGCCCAGCGACATCAGCCTTTGCTCGTTCTTCGTCAGTTGTCGCTCTATAGGATAAGGCACGGCGACAGAATCTGTCTTGATGATCGTGTCCGTCTTCACCTTATATATATTATGATACCGGTCCCGATAAACCACCTTGTTATGGAAAACCGTATCACCTTTCTGAAAAACATACACCGAATCCTTCATGTAGATACTATCCAACTTAGCAAAAGTATCAGTTCTGCATACGTATTCAGTTCTAACAGAAGGAACCTTGATATACTCCTTCGTCTTGCATCCGGTAAATGCCAATAGGATAATTCCAATCACCAAGCCGATGCAAGCCCATTTCCAAAACCTTATGTCATACCATTTCATAAGCTATATCTCTTTGTATTCAACTCTAGCGTCAAAGCAAGGGCACTCCTTGATTCTCTCCCAAGGATCCACCACGCCGTTATGGTTCTTGTCGGGCGAAATATCTCTGTGTCCTAAGATTTCGGCATCCGGATATTTCTTCTTCAGCTGAGTGAGCAGAGTGATAAGCGATTTCTTCTGCTCCTCAGTTCTGTTGTCTACCGCCTTTCCCTTCTTGTTGATGCCGCCAACATAAGCCACATTGATAGCCGTAGCATTATATCCCTTCACACCATTACTAACCATTTCTACCGGCAGCATCTGGTGAATCCCACCATCAGCAGTAATCACGTAATGATACCCTGGGTTGTTCCAGCCTTTGCGCTTAAACTCATCCCAAAGTTCCTTCACGCCCCATTTCTGAGAAGATGCAGTACAATGAACAAAAATTCTCTTAATCAGTCTCATTTCTTCTCCTCCTTTCCTTGCTCCTTCATAATCTCAGCAAAAGCCTTAGCAAGGTCTTCTTTATTCTCAAGAAGAATACTTACCGTCTTCTCCTGCTTCCGTATCTCAGCCTTCTGCCAGCTCTTTTCCCTTACGCTTACAAATTCACAGAACACGCAATATCCTGCCCATATCATAGAGAAGACAGGAAAGGGCAGTACCGTACAGGCTATCAGGTCTATGCAGACCGTTACCATGAAGGGAGAGAAGTATTTCCTCGCCTTGTCGCAAGTCTTCTTGAATCCTGTACTTGTCGTAGCCAGTCCGTTTTCTTTCGCTTTCTTGATGCCAAAGAACAGGTCCACGCCAATAGAAATGATAAGAGCACCCATGCAGATGGCAATAACCAATGCCGATCTGTACAGGTGCTCTTGTAAAAATGTATGTACTATCTCTGCCATATATCATTATTTATGATTAATGGCTACAAAGATAAAAGGCTTTTCAATAGCTTTTGCCGTGTTCCAACTTAGCTGTTCATGTACCACCAGATTTTATCTGTAGGGTGGTTTGTCGATTCGTCACAGAGAAAACTGATAGCCAGTTCCGAGATTCTTTTTCTTGTGGTATCTTTGTTCTTCGACCATTTGCCCACCACGTCTATATGGTCAGCATACATCTTATTCATCGTTACCGCAAAATCCCAGAAATTGTAGTCCGGTATGTTCCATGATAACCTTTCATAATCATCCTTCAACTCATCAAACCCGAAGTAAGGCGCATACTTCTTGTGAACATCATCATCAAAATAATAGATGTTGGCGATACAGGCTCTGCCCAGTTGCTCGTCAAAGTGATGCTTCCTTTCCATCCAGTAAAGCAGATTCCTCTGCACAATCCTCTCTTCTTCCTCTGTAAACCCGCACTCATCGTTTCTTAGCATCCCAAAGGCAGATTCTGCTATTCGATAGAGCGATTTTGATAAATCCATAAGCGTAAAGCATTAAAGTGAATATGATAAACACATGGTGCATCTCCAGCTGCTCGGGAGTGATGAGCCAGTGCTGATAATACAATCTGATAGCGTTGATACCAAAGAAATAAAAGAACGGAATGCGATAAATCCAGCAGTATCTGAAAAAGAAACTAACCGGAATCATGGATAAAGGCATATAGATATACGCCAGTATGTAAATCCAGATGATGCAGTTTCCGTTTAAATCGGTATCTATAACTGTTGGTCTAGGGATAGTGCCCATAGTCCCATACGCCGTACCAGTGACCTAACATCAATGGTATGGGTGCCCACTTTGCTAGAAGTTCATAGAACCTCCAAATCTTCCTACTCAATAAGCCTTCCATTACTAAGGCTTCCTCCTCTTTCGAGAGAGGCGATTCCTGTTTTATTCTCATTTTGTTACGATTTTATGGTTTAAACTTACCTTTTGCTAACTGTGTCTGAGATTTGCATCTCATTTTGTTGCAAAATTAAACTTTTTCTTTCGTAATGCCATGAAAACAAGCCTAATATTAAACTTATTTAAATCTTTATACACTTATTTGGTCATATTCTAAATAATATGTATATTTGCAACATCTTAATGCAGCATTTATATGGCAAGAGCAAATTACGAATTGATTGACAGACAGAGGGATGATCTGATGAAGGCGTATCGGGAGATAGCTCCTAATTGCCATTCCCAACAGGAGGCTTGGGAAAAGGTGGTCCATTCTCCTGCTCCGAGATACTATGTTTCTCCCAAAAGAGCTTGGGATATACTCCGCAGAATGGCAGTCGGCGACTTCTCTAAGGTGGATAGCATGAAGCCGATTCGACAGAAGTTATACTATACGCTGTTCAACAGGATGAACGAAATGACGCAGCGCAAGGAGTTCGTGGGCAAATCTTTATGGTTTATCTGCCAGTTCCTTGTTTCTGAGCCTGCCCCCGAGTTCTTTATCCAGCCAAGTAATCTCAAATTCATTTTCGCTTACTATAAGAAGTATGGAAAAAATTACAGAGAAATGGACCTTCGTAAGAAGAAACTTTCGAACAAAGCTGGTGCTTAGCATCATCTGCATCGTTCTTTGTACTTGGCATGTCGGTTTCTATCCCGGTTGCCCATGGCAGAATCATATCCTGTATAGCTTCTTCCATGTCAACGGCTTTCATCTTGCCGTAAACCTTCTGGTACTTTGGCAGATAAGAAACGATATAAAACCGGTCACTTCTCTGGCTGTTGCCTCTGTCGCTAGTCTGCTGCCCATGTATGTTAGTCAGCCTACAATGGGGCTTTCCGGTTTCCTATTCGCTTCCTTTGGTTTGATGTGGGGTAGGACAGGACGATGGAAAGAGGCATTAAAGAAAGCGATGCCGTTCATCCTGTTCACGATGATCCTGAGTAACGTGAACGGACTTCTGCATCTTTACTGCTTCGTATTAGGCTACATCGTAGCATATTGCATAAATAATATCAAAAACAGATAACACACATATAAAGAGAATCATGTTTTTAAAAATGTTTTTCATAACTCATTTTAAAGGCGACCACTCGTGATGAGCAGCCGCCTTTTTCATGTTATCATAAATTAGCGCGTATGAAAGAATTATCTCATTTTGTCTTCTCGTCTGCTTTGTACCTCTACTATACTGCCAGCAAAGGCATCAGCAGCCTTGAAGTTCTGTAGCGTATACTTGAAAGTAAAGTACTTCCAAGGCTTACCGCCTACGCTTGGCAGCTTGCACCAGTGCTTGCAATCGTTGCTTCCGTATATCTCCAGCCCAATCGTTCCTTCGTCCGAATCAAACAGATGCTTCACCGCTCTCAGCGATTTCAACGTCATGCTGCCGCCCAGCTTCAAAGGTCTGGTAGTAAATGAACCGCTATAGCTTTCCGTATCTTCGTTGATGTCCGGCTTTGCCGTGAGTGAATAAACATTTCCGTTAGTATCTTGTATCAGATTATCCGGATAATCATTCACTACCGCCTGTGCCTCTATTCCGCTATTCACCATTGAGAACGTCTTATCCACCATATTATATATGTATTGGTACGATTTCCCTTTGCTGAATATTCTCAATATGGAGTCTCTGTAATCGTAGGCGATAAAGCAGTCTTTCAGAAAATCTAAGAACTTGCCTTCCCCGAAGGTTGCAAAGTTTCTTGGTACCCTTCCCCTCATCTGTTCGCTCATACAGGCAACGCTTCCACCGCTTGCCGCCATCAGTCCTTTCTTTGAAGCAAAGAACACAAGCCTGTCCGTCGGTACCAGTGGCGAATCCGCATTACATACCTCTCTTGATATTGGATAGGCTCTGCTATAGAGTCCTTCTGAGTTAACCGACAAGCCGTAGATACCTTCGTCCGTAAATACCATCAATGGATATTGACCGAACTGACCTTGGCTTACAGCCTCCGTGTTGGCAATAATTCCGAGTATCTTTCCGGTTCCAACTGTATTATCTCCCGATGCCTCAAATACAAATGGGTTATTAACTACTGAGGTATATATGTTAGAGTTCAAATCTTCAAATCCTCCTATCTGTTTGTTTGCTATATCATTACCTGTAGCTAGCAAAGTTGGAGGCAAAGCAGCAAAACTATAACTTCCGTTTAACATAGGATGCATTTGCAGATTGATGTTGTAGTAGTATGTTTTACCCTCTTGGTACTTATTTACCATGATAAGCATCTCCTTTGCATTTGGATCAGGATAAAAGTACCAGTCGTTATAAGGCTGGTAGTCCTTATCTATCAGCAGAGCGTTAGACAATACCCAAGTGTCCATAGTTTGTGAAACTATATGCACATAGTATTTCACAAACCCATAAGCATTTGTTGGGCTTGTGTAACCAGCTCTGAATATAGTAAACCCTTTGAATGGGTATCTTTTTACTCCTATCAGATTTATTCTGTTGTTATAACTGAACAGTTTTGAAGATGTTAGATTAGTCCATCCGTAATAATCATCCACCTTTAGCTGCTCCTGCTCTTTCAAGTTTGATAGTCTCCCTTCCGGCATAATTCTTACATCAGAAACCGTTTCGTCATAAGCAGAAGCGTCATGCCAGATGTTATCCAGATATTCCGAATTAAGTTCTAACGAGAACAACTTGTAAAATTGAGTCTTTCCTAATAGTTCGTCTACAATCTTACGCTCTGTCTTATAAACAGGCTCTATCAGTTCTCGGGCTTGGTAAGTATGCCAATTGAATGTTATTTTTTTCTCAGAATAATGATCTGCTGCTACGTAATCATAATAAGTCTTTCCGTTTAGTTCACTTACGGTTTTGAAAGACCAGTCTGAATCTATCTCAAATGGAACAACATCGTCAGATGCAAATACCACGACCTCTTTGATTATATCCTTCCAATCATCTTTGTTAGGAAAGTCTATCTTAAAATTAAGGTGAGAATAATTCAATATGAGCATATATTGCCAGGAAGCATCACCATCCGTAGCAATTTTGTTTGAAGTGATTATCCAGTTCTTTTTGTCTGAATCATAAACACAGGGACCAAACTTGCAATTCTTCTTGGTTGAAGGGTAACATATAATTGGGTTTGAAATTCTAGCAAATGTTGTTCCGTCAAACATTCTCAATGCAGTACGAATAAAGAAGGGAAATGCAAAGAGATTTTTATTCTTTGTATATTCGATGGCTTCTGCAGCGTGCCCTTTAACTGCATTTTGAAAATTAGTATATTTCTCGGTGTCAGACTCATTCATAATATGATGATAATCAAGAGTGTATTTTGCTGCTCCGTCATGCGAATCCTTTACACCTGTGAAATTTCCGCTTTCGTCATAACACAAATATCCATAACCCTCTGTTTTCACTTCGCTTACAAATGTTCGCATTCTGCATACTGTTCTGTCCTTCTCCAGTTCTGTTTTTTCTTCTTCGTTGGTAAAGGCAAAACTAATATCTGGTATGGGCAGTTCCTTACCTAAGTCCTTATATGTATTACCTTTATACAAAATATAATGTATACCTTCTTCTGTAGCACAGACTAAAGTATTTCCTACATGCTTAATATCGAGTAGTTTTGAACCAAGTTCTATCGTTTGCGTCTTTCTATCTTCGCTTTGATTATCTTTGAAGTTAATATAGCATTTTAGCTTTGTTCCATTCTCTATATATGTTATAAGGTTCCTGTAGTCAGCCAGTTTGTGAACATAAACCAGCTTTCCTTCAAGAGGAACGCCACCTGTAATTTCCACCCCCTTCTGTACCGCCTTCATTTCTCCATCCTTAAAGATAAATCCGTCACTCTCCAGCAGTTCAGAATCATCTGAAAGCAAGTCGCTAGGCACATTCGTCATGCCCTTGCTAAAGCTCAAAGTTTGTCTTTCTAAGTTTCTTTCCATAATAATTCAACATTTAATATTGACTTAAATTTTCGCCGCCGTATGAACACCATCACCACCGCGGCTTCTTCTTTCCGCTTTCTTCCAGCTAGGCTTTTCCATGTCCGTAAGACTCACAAAGAGACCGATGCCGGTACTCATTACCACATCATCATGGTTTCCGTTACCCACGATGTTACCCAAGCTGCCATCATCATGTCGCTCATATATACGCAACTCATGATACATTTCCTTGTCTGGCTCCTCATACAGATTATCATCAATAAACTCTTCCAAGTTATCAATCACCTGCTGCTTCGTCAGCTTGTTGGTTTGGAAACCATACTTCGCCAGTACGTTATCTTCCACATTCTCCGAACTGCTCGTTCTCTGATACAGATTATCGTAGTAGTCTGCAATCTCCTGCAGAATGGTCAGAAAGTGATCACCTTCCGTGTTATTGTTCTTCTCTCTGTCGGCAGTATTACTCTCTATCACCAGTAGCGCATCATCATAATAGTGGGCTAGGGCAGCAGCCATCCATGCCAGCTTATCATGCCTGACATGTCCTCTGTATCTCGCTACCACCTTTGGCTTGCCCTTCACCGTAGGAATCATACCGAATCGGTCTATCACGGTCATAACGGTATAGTCCGATGTCGTACTCTTACCGCCAATATCCACGCTCACCAAGTATCTGTTCTCCACTTGCAGGCAGTTTGGAACAGCCCAAATCTTCAAGTCTCCCTCGCCATCGTCTCTCAGCTTCACCTTCGAGTTCGGAATGGTATTATCATCCTTCACGCTGATGTTCACCACGATGTCGGCAGTAAACTTAGGGTCTTGCTTATACAAAGCCTGCATGTCGTCTATAGAATAAGGATTGAATACCAGTCTACCAGAGTTTCTGAACGCATCTTCCTCATCAATAGGAGCCTCGGTAGCACATGCCGCATGGGTGGTAAACTTGTTTCTATAATTTCTGTACCATTCTATCGCCTCAAAACAAGCACCCTTCTGCCACATTCGCCAGAAGAACTTTCCTGTCTCACGATAACCCTTCGGACAGGTACTTCGGTCTCTGTTCTGCAAAAGCCACTTGGCAAATGCTCTTCTGTTCTCTACAGGAGTCATATCCTTCTCGATGAAGAAACAAGGAATAAAGAGGAACGAATAAGCATCATTATTCTTTGGGTCCATTGCCAACTGGCACTTGTCGTAGAAGAAACCAGAATTACCTCTACCGGTACTCTCGAATATCTCCACGTTGTCTTCCAATGGGTCGATACCACCGGATATAGAAGAAATCACACCCTCAGGATCATGCTCTGGTGTCTTCTTCCAATAGGCTACCTCCGAATAGTGGGCGCAGTGGAAGTTGCTACCACGCACAGAATCGAAGTTCTCGAAGGATGCTACCGTCAGCGTACTTCGTCTGATAGCCTTCACGCCATCCGTTACCTGGAAATCGTCGGGAGAATTTTCGTATGGCGAGAACTGAAGTTTTGCGCCCTGATGCCCAACAGTCCACCCCGGCTGCCGCTCCAAAGCCTTTCGGTACATCGCCTTAATCTTCTTGGCGGTATTCTTCTGTTGGGCAAGCACAATGGCATTCCAACCATCGCGCCTGTAGTCCTGAATCCATTTGATGTAAAGCTGTGATAGGGTAGAGCCGCCCCACTGACGTGCCTTCAGAATCACCACGAACACCGGTTTGTGGGCATTCCGCAGGTCTTCCATAATCTTTAGTAGTTTCCGTTGAGGATAGTTCAGCTTGAAAGGAATCATCTTACCGGTCTTCTTATCCTCAATCTTATCGGTCACGTATAGGGCAAACTCGGGGTCTTCCATGAACCTCACTCTACAGATGGCGAAGGTAAGCATTTGGAAATGCTGTGCATCATCCTTCTGGTGCATCACATAGTTGATGTAGTCTTTCAGGCTGCCCATCTTTCTCAGACCTCTGAACAGAACAGATTTGGCGGTCTTCTTCGGAACCCACATCTTAGGAATGAAGAAATCGGATAGTTCTATCTTCACACGATGCTCAAAGTTATAGCAACCTTCGCCCGTCATAGGGTCGTAGGGACCATAAATCTCATCGTATCGCTCCTGATTTTCCGCTACGAGATTATCTATTTCCTGTTCAGTTACTAGAGCCATCCGTTAAGTCGTTTAGTTCTTCAAAATCAGCATCCTGTATCTCGGGTGCTTTGCTTATATCCAGCACGTCTGCCTCGTCTTCGTCCTCTACGGTTGTCATACCGAGTGCCATAAGCTGTTTGAAGTCTGCATCTATTCCGTGGGTAACGCTTACTTCTGTCTGCTTTGGTATCATGTGCTTGGTAAGGTCTTTGTAGATGGTGACGTATGTCTTAGGATCATACTCTGCCAGTTGGTTCATACAATCCTCAAACTGCTCTTGGCTCCTTGCCAGCCAGTCACGTATATATTCCTTTTGGGCACTCTTTCTTGCAGGGAGAAGTTTCTTTACCTTCTCCTTCTTCTCCTTCTGTATCTCCCTTACAGACTTAAATCCATCCATTTCAAAATCTTCCATACGCTCGCTTTTTTATTATCCGAAGGGTTTCAGAGTATGAATCATGCTGCCCGGCTTGGTTGAGTTGGCGCAGTCTATGATGTCTATCTCCAGTTCGTCTAGCTGGTCTGACTGGTCTATCGTCAGAGGGTCCTTGCTCGTCAATGTGCGCATAAAATATTCGTATAGCGCACCGGTCACTATATAGTCGTGTATCAGCTTGACGAGTGCATCATATTTGGTATCATCCCAGTAGTCGGGAAATTTCAGCCATATCTCCTTCTCATCCCATTCTCTCAGGGCATTATCTCTTACCATTCCTTCTGGTTTCATTAAATAGGCAGACAGATTCGCTTCCACCTTATTAATATACTTATCAAACCATCGGTAGAAAAGTGGACGTTCCTGATCGTTCTCGCTTGTAGGAATGTCTTCACTTTGCGCATCCTTCATATTCCGTCTTGCGCGTCCTACCATGTTGGTATTTGAATCTATGTCATACCAGAGTTGGGTGGCATAGATAAAGATGTGTTTATCCCAATAGCCGTGCCCTGCTCTTCGTGGCTTCGGCAAGAAAGGATTTGGCTCGGGCTTCCATCCTCTCTCTCGGATAAAATGTGTTGGGTGTAATTTATTAAACTCTGGGTAGCTCATATCTTATTATTTAATATTACAAAACTCCTTCCTCCTCAGTTACGATGGCATCGCAAGTGAATTCCAGTTTGTCGCTATGTCTTGACCATAGCTTCACCTTGCAGAAACCGGTATTTACCGGTACTAGAGTAAAGGCTCGTCTATCCCTGCATCGGTGTATCTCTATGATACTTGGGTCTTCGCTTCTTGCCTCAATATCATCAATCGCTCCATCATTGAGCGAGTAGGATAGGGTAGCTTCCTCTCCCTTCTCTAGAGTTATCTCACCTTCCACGCCCTCACCATTCACCTTTGCGGTCAGCTCGGTTGGATAAGGAACGGTAGGGACCACCGGACCACTCATCACGAAGCACTTTCTGATGGCAATCTCGTCTGATGCAAGTGTAGCTTGGTATGGCTCCGCTTGTTTCAGGTTTGTTGTTTTCAGCCACCACTGGTATATCATGAAGTCTTCCACGTATCTTGCCGATAACCTAGCCAATGCGTCGGTCAGCGTTCCGTTATAACGTCTTGATACCGATAGGGTGAACTCCACTATATCATCCGTTCCGCTACCATAGTAAATGGCGTTGTCGCCAATAGTCTGAGGCGTTGGCACAAGATAGTCTACGAAGATGGTCTTCAATACTTCCAGGGCTGTATCAAAGTCGTGGGTCAGCGTTCTTTCGTGAACCTCATCGTCGCCGGCAGCCTCGTTAAAGCTTACTTTTGCTGCTTTTTCGTCTGCTGCAGTATCTATCTTTGCTTTCAGGTAGGTTGTCGACTTTACTGCCTCCATCACTACCGATTTGATAATTTGAAATTTTATGATCATAGCTTTTCCTTTTTAGTCAATGATTATTTCGCCTGTCATGTCTGCCAGACTCTTGTTGCTGCTTGCCGGTGGGGTCTTGTGATAAATCAGCTTGATGGCCGCTGCTATATGGTTCGCCATGTCCGCAGCATACTTCTGTGCCAGCTCTGCCTCGGTCATTCCCAATACCGCATTCGATACATAGGCTATTACATACCCCATGAAGTTGCCTTCAAATGGAACGGTAATACCGTCTTCTCCGTCTGCCCATCTGCTGTTATCAAACTTAATCACCATCGTATCTCCGTTCTTGTAATAGGTTACTTGTGGTGCCAGCTCTGCTACAAATGTTTCTGCCGCAGCGTTGATATACTGCTTCATGATACCTTTCTCTTCCGAAGATAGGGTGGTCTTGGCAAACATCGTATCGCCGTTCTTATCTTTCAGGCGTTTTCCGATGAGAGCGAAGTGTTTGCTCACCTCACTCATCACCTTCTCCATTTCTATCGTTATCTGTACTTCCATACCTTATGCTGCTCTGTTATATCCTAATGCACTCTGTGCTTGTGCTACCGCATTCTGGTCTGCACCCTGCACAATTCCGTTCTCTACCTGACCGCCGCCTTGCTGCATAGCCATTGCCTGTTGCTGCTGATACATCTGTTCAAGCTGAGCCTGCTGCTCCTGTACGCTGGCAAGCAACTTGTCTGCAAATGGTGCGTTGAGGTTCTGCAGATATTGGATGATGTTGATGCCGCCAATTTCAAGAAGCTTGTCAAGCGTATCGTTCTGCATCGTGTTGAAGGCTGCTGTAGCTGCTGCATTCTTGATGCTGATCTTGAAGTGAATATCTCTTGCCGAAAGTCGGTCGTACTTGTAAACCGCATTGAAGTTCCGGTCGTAAACCTTCCTTCCGTCTTCGTAGTACTGTTGGATAGTCATGCACTTCTTGGTTGCCAGCTTCTCTGTAAACACGTCCATGTCGGCAAGGATGGTATACAGAGACGTGGTTGCATTCTGACTTTCCTGTGCGTATCTGGCTGCCGATGTTCCTGCCGATGGAGTCTTACCCTGCAAAGCACCGCTCACGTTGGTAACCTCTCGAATCAGGTTCAGCTCTATCTGCAAGAGTTCATTCGTACCGATGTTCACGGCATTCGATGTAATAATCTCCGGTTTCACATTCGGTGTCTTCACCGATGGCTTGTAGAATATCCATCCGTCATACTCTACCGCCTCTTCCATAAACTGCTCTGGTGTTCTGCCGTTAAGCACATTTGTAGGAATCATCTTGAATCCCTTGAAACTGCTTCTGATAGCCATGTCGTTCATAACAATCAGTCGGTTGATGTATCGCTGTTGGTCTATGATGTTGGCAAGGAATGGATGAATCTCTCCGTTGATATACGGATAGAGTTTCATCGTGAAAGGATGGCTCTTATAGTCGTATGGAGTTTCGCCCTGGCAGAGGATAGTTCCGTCTGGCGCCATGTAGGTATAATACCAGTACTTACTGGAAGTATCTTTGCTGGTGATATACGCCCTATCTTCCTCCGGCACACCAGCCTCGTCATACTGCTCTTTACGCCTATTGTTTAAATCTATCAGCTTTTGTATCATAGCCGTATCATTACGGTCTACCCTAAAATAAGCATCATTCACATTTTGAGCAATAGGGTCAAAGCATTGTAGCATTGGTTTGGTTTCCGTGGTCCACACCTCAATCACTCTAGAGTAATGTCTTCCCTTGTTGGTATGGTCGAAAGAGAGATTATCCAACGCCTTCTCTTCGTTAAACTCATAGCCGTAGCTGTTATCGTCCGAAGGATAAATATCAAAGATGGCGTTCAGATCTTCTTCTGTAAGCCCATATTCCTGTTTGGCAAACTTCTGATACAAGTCTTCTCGGCTCACGTCATGCAGCACACCGATAAGGCTCACGTCGTTGTGTCGTGGGTCGCTGCCGCATTCAAAAAACATGTGGTCGGGTTCCATCGCGTCTGTCCATGAGTCGGGCATTTCAAGTTCCTTCGCCTCCCAACTCTCTCTGACAAACATCTGACCGCCCATAAGATAGTCCTTAATAGCGTGGTTCAGCACATCTTGCATGTACGTTGTCTGCCAGTTGCATTGCATCGTGGCACTCATCATGTCGCTCAGTTGTCGGGAGTCGCTGTCTCTTGCAAAGCAGACCGGTTCCGTTCCCTGCTTGGCATAAAGACCGGCAATAGATTCCAGAATGCTCACCATGATGTTGTTGCTCATAGGTGTCTGATTTCGCTTCTCCATATAGGTGCGCTCTGTCATTTCCTCCCAGTAGCCATGATGGTATACTCTGATGGTGTCGCTCCATTGGTCGCCCATACAGTAGCGCATCGTTCTCGCCCTCGTTTCTCGCACACCGCTCAGGTTATTCCAAGCATTTCTGCATCGGCTGAGTAACTCCTCGTCCTTGCCGTGTTCTTGTCTTCGCTTGCGAGCCTTAACCGAGTCATACTTGTTATGTTGAGGCATCACTTTGCTAAGTGTCAGTATTCTTGCCTTTACCATTTTCTTATACATTATTAATTATAGGCGCAAAAATAGACAAAATCATGACTTTCTTTGCCGTGTTCCAACCAACCACCAAGCGCAAGGTTGGAGCACGGCAAAACTTCTTCAAATTATTTGCATTTTTGCCGAAAAGTTTCAAACAGTATAGAGATATGACAAAAGAAGAATTAGCACAGATGAATGAGGAAGGTGGTGCTCAACAGGCTCCACCTGCTGAGGCTGCTACAGATGAAGCTCCTGTAGAGGACCGTCCTAATCGCAAGGCTTTCTCTGACCGGTTCAAGAAACGCCATGCTGACATCGACTTCGAAGACAAGGAAGCTCGATATGCCGCTATGAACGATGATGCTGATTTGCTCGGACAGTACGAGGAGAGCGGTAAGGCGTTGTCTAAGGTATTCGACAAACACAAGTGGCTCGCTGCTCTGGCGATGGATATGGAGAAAAATCCGGACGACAATCCGTTTGATGCGATGGCTCGCATGGGTATTGACGTTAAAACCTTGCTTGATGATCCTGAAGGCGGCAAGAAACTCGCTGAGATTCTTGCAAAACATAACGAGGACGTGGCTGAGCAGAATGAGGCTAGTGAGAAGGTTACTGCCAATATGCGCAAGTCACTTGAACGCCTGATGAAGCTCTATCCCGATGATGCGCAGGATATGTGGTCACAGATTTACGAGATTCACGACAAGGTAGAGAGTGGCGATATTTCAGATGATATTTGGAAGATGCTCCACAATGCCAACAACTACGATTCCGACATCAGTTCGGCGCGCGACGAGGCTGCTATGCAAGCCCGAAACGAAAAGATTCAGAATAAGGTCCGCTCTTCTAGCACGGAAGGCATTCCTCCTTCTCTTTCTAGTTCGGGCGCAGGAAATAAACCGGCAAAGAAACAGAAACGTGAAAGTTTCTTTGATGATATTAGAAGTAATTAATCCATAAATATATGTATAAAATGAAGAAAAATTGTTTTAAGAATTTTATGAGCGGTCAGTTCATCATGAAGATGATTCTGATGCTTGTTGCCGTAGTTACAGGTGGTGGTATGATGGCTGTAGCAGACCTTGTGGAGCCACAAATTGGTGACGAGGGTGTAAATCCTGCAAGTAAAGAGACTGTTGCCGAAAAAGAGCCAGTAGATCCTAAAGCTAACGACAGACTTAGTCCTGGTGGAAATAAAGATGGTCAAGACCTTACAGGCTCTCAGGCTTCTAGTACACAGCTTCGTGAGGGTGGTTTGCTTGATAAGGAGTGGGATAGTGAGATTGTTAAGTTCTATCCTTTCAAGACACCGCTTCTTTCTATTGTTCGCCGTATGGCAAAAACAGTAAATATTAAGAACTGGTCAATCTCGCATCAGCGTGTTGGTGGCGAAACTCTTGATGGACAGACTATTCAGAAAATTGAAACTGCTGACACCATCGAGATTAATTCAACGAACTTCTCTGGTTCTATTCGCCCATTCTATAAAGGCACTACTGTTTTTGCTTCTGGTGTTCCCGGTTATGCTGCTGGCTCACAGACCAAGACAGAGGGTACACTGATGCTTTATGTAATTGAGGCTAACGGTAAAAAAGCGGTTATGCAGGCTGTCAACGGAAAGCCGAAGGTTAGTGGAGACTCAAGAGACAATCTTGACAACATGACTTGCCCGGAAATCCCTGTTGGAACAACGTTCCTTGCTGGTGCATCTGCAGCTTCTGAGTCTCAGCTCACCATTACACCAGAAAACTTCCAGCCACGCGAGAAAGAAGTGTATGTTCAGAAGAAACTCTTGAACATCGTATTTACAGATGACTACGAGAAGGTAAAGAAGGAGCAGCCTATTACAGTTGCCGACTTGAAGACCGATGCTATCATCAAATATAACCTACGTGCAGAGCGTACTTATTTGCTTGGATGCAAGTCTCGTTTCAAGGCTGAGACCGGCGACGGACAGATTGAGGATGTTTATACCTCTGAGGGTATCATTAATCAGCTCACCAACACGTACTCCATCGGTGACACTTACACGCTTGGCGATATGATTGCTATTTCCAAACTCCAGTTCACAGAATTCTCTGAGAATGATCGTTGTTTCGCCTTCTGTGGTAAGAACGCCATAGAACGTTTGGAGAATATCAAGTTGGAGGGTAGCCATCAGAACGACTTCATTAATCACAACGAGTTCGACCTTACCTTCAAGCGATTCAAGGACACTTTCGGTTCTATTGATTTCGTTTGGACTCAGACTCTCGACCTCTTGGGTATGTCAGACTTCATGGTTATCTTTGACCCTAAGGCTTCTCGCCGATACGTCAAGATTGGCAAGAAGGAGCAGACCAATGATATGTCTAAGGGAGGTGGTGAGGTCCGTGACGCTAAGCGATGGATTCATCAGGAGGCAGATAGTGTTGCACTTCGTGGTTACAACTCAATCTTGGTTGGTCCTGCTGATAAGATTGCTAAGATTGCCACAGAGTCACTTAATGCCATCATTTCTGCTAAGGAACTTCCTAAGACTCCATCAAAAGGTATGAAGGTTGCGCTCACGCAAGACTACACCCTAAAGGGTTCTAATTCACCTACTGATGATGTCAAGTATGAGGCAGGTACAGTTTTGTACTATACTGGTACCGCTTGGACTCTCTACGCGGGTCAAGATACAGCGCAGTAAATTATCACAATAAACCATCGGTGGGCAGGTGCATCTTGCTCTGCCCACCATTTATAAAGAATAAATATGATTAAGACATATAAAGCACGAGTAAATCAAAATAGCATTAGCTATCTGCTTTCAGGTAAGCAGGGTAATCAGGTTCGCTATCCTTTCGCAAATGGTAATGTAATTATAAACAAATATCCTTCACTTACGCTGCGAAACCGATACTGTCAGGAACTTCTAGAGTCTAGCTTGCTTTTTGCCAACAATACTATTGTTCTCGACCATGAGGAAGAGGAGTACCCTGGTGAAAAGGCTAAACTCGAAGAAGAAAAGAATGCCGCATTAAAGTCTACCGTAGATGAGCCGGCAAAGAAGACTACAAAAAAGTCACAGAAAGAGGAGGTAACAGGCATCCGTACAGCGGAAGAAATTATTAATTACATAAACAACCGTTTTGACAAGGATTGCAGAACTCTTGAAACTGCTAAGAAGCATGCAGACAAGGCTGGTATTATTTTCCCTGATTACGGCAAGGAGTAATATATATAATAAGATGTAAATGAGTATAGAGGAAATCATAAAGGCAGTTCGTTGGTGCATAGACGAGGAATCCAACAACACATCGGAAATCACCGATGAGAAGGATGATTTGTATATGGACAACATCATCAAGTCGAAGATAAACGATGCGCTGCATTGGATTGCCATTACTGCTGCATCTTCGCCTGTTCTGTCCGATTCCAAGAGCATAGGCTCGACTTCCGACACTATCAAGGTGTCCGATTTTGATTCTAATCACAACATTGGTGTTATCACCATGCCTTCCAATATGGAGATTATTACCATCAATCGCATTCGTGGCGCTTCTTGGTATAAGGCAGTCACCCCAGTAGAGGATACCGATGATGAAGCTCTTATGATGTACGACGATACCGCCAATGGTACCATTGATCGCCCACAGGCTGCCATCATGCGAGAGAATCCAATCAAGATCCTCATGCAGCCCAAGACTTCAACGGCGGTCATTACCTATGTGGGCGTACCTAAGTCTGTGAGCACAGAAGCTTCCACAACAGATGTTTCCATTCCGGACAAACTAAAGAATGCCTTCATCTATTATATCGCCTTTCTGCTCCTCTCAGCCTACGATGACACCAAAGCTAGCCAGATGTACACCATCGCCCTGCAACAGCTAGGCGTAAATCAAACCTCAAAATAAAGACGATATGGAGAATGTAACAGCCACATACGATGCCAATGAACTTGCGTGGGTAACTCCAATCCTTACTCTTCGCCGTGATATTTTCCTAAGAATCACGCTCAGGGAAAAAGGAAAGGTGGTTATCCGTCAGTCAGATGATAAGGGAAATTTCCCTCGCGTCCCAATACGTCGCCACAAGGACACCCAGTCCTTCGAGTTCCGTATCTCGGTTATTCCCGATACCGTCCAAATTCAAATATTCACTTCTACAGAACCAAAAGAAATAAAATATGCCTACATTTAGACAAGATAATAAGTTAGGAGATTCCGCTCCTTTGATTAAAACTCCAGACATTGGAGACAAACAAGTTACGGAAAGTAAACTTGCCGATGGTTCAGTAACATCAAGCAAGTTGAGTACAGAGATAGCAAATATGTTATCTCTGCTTACTACACGTATATCTGCATTCAAGGTAGCAGATAATCTTTCTTCTTTGCCAATAGAAGAAAATACAATAGGCTGGCTCGTCGATAACCATCTTTATGTTTACGTTGGTAATGGCTCGACTCCAGAGTCAGGTATGTATCAAGATTGTGGTGAGTTGCGTGGTCCGCAAGGAATCCAAGGAGAGCAAGGCTTGCCTGGTCTAAACGGGAAGTCTGCTTATGATATTTGGACTGAGCAGCCTGGCAATGAAGATAAATCTGAAATCGATTTCTTGGAGTTCACCAGAGGAAGCAAAGGTGATAAGGGCGGTCAAGGTGAACGTGGCTATGATATTTCAAATATTGAACAGCTTGTTAAATCCACAGAGGATGGAGGAAAGAACATTATCCGTGTCACTCGTTCTGACGGATGGAGTAAAGTCTTTGAAATTCTCAATGGATCGAAAGGTTCAAAGGGTGATAAGGGAACATCTATTGTTAAGTTAGAGCAGACAAGAAAAACTACAGAATCTTCTGGTCTCAATACAATAGAGGCAACACTAGATGATGGTACTAAAGAGTCCTTCGAAATATACAATGGCGCAAAGGGAGAACTAGGCGACAAAGGAGAAAAAGGAGACAAAGGTGATCAAGGCGAAATCGGACCTCAGGGTAATAGTGGTATCGCCGATGCGAGCAACAAGACCCTAGTCAATGATGCTATAACTGGTGGAGAGACCGACTTTCTATCAGCCGAAGTAGGAAAGCTAGGCATTCTAACCTACGACTGCTCAAAAGGTGGAACCGTAACTCACGCAACGCTCCAAGATGCCATCAACTCTGTTCCTACCACATTTCAGAAGGTAGGTCTCACCATCACCTACAAATCAGGTAATACCATCTGTCGCTATACTTTAAAGGCAAATACATGGTCAGCAGACCCAGCAAACTGGTTTTCTGTAGAAGATAAACTCAGCGACTTATTAAGTACAATAGACAAAGAATCAGAGTTAGGAGTAACACAACATTTTGTAAAAGATGATTTTGCAACAAAAGCGGAAGTTAAGGAAACTAACTTTTTCCACCCTAATGATGTCGTTAAACTCATTTGTACTAACAAGTCTTCAAAAGACTCTTGGTTTTCTGTTGGCACATTTGGCACAGATGATTTTGAATCAGAAATTCAATCTAAGGCAATAAAAGCAGGAGAATCCCTTGTTATAGATAGAACTGAGCAATATTCAGGTAATGGATATTGGTGCAAATCTATTGGTAATGCAAAAGGAAAGTTTGAAGTATATCGTATAGACCCAAAAGTAACAGAGAATACTAAAGAACTTGCCAAGAAGATAAATAAGTCTGCTATTGTCCAAGAATCAGGCGAATCAGAGGACAAGGTGATGTCTCAGAAGGCGGTGAGTGACAAACTTAATAAAATAAATAATAACGGATTAAAAATAATCCTATCAAAGCAAGCCGATAGTGGAAGATTGGAATTTGATTATCCTTATTTAAAGGGTACAGAATTGTCTCTTGTTGTGACGAATTTAGGTTCTTCTGAAGGATATTTTACTATTGGCGCTATTGACGCTAATGGTGTTGACTCGGGAATAATAACACAAAAACTAGAAGCAGGACAAAGCTATACTGTTAATAGAAAAGAAATTTATTCAGGTAAAGGCTATTATTGTAATAGTGTAAACAATAAAGCATTTACTTACGAACTTATAGAGTTAAATGAGGTTTTCAGAACACTGCAAGCCAAGGTTGAATCTAGCGAAATAAGACCGAAGGTTTATGTCGGTTCAACAAGAAAATATACTAAGTTCACAGATGGGTTATCCAAGGCTGTGGAACTAGGCAACGCAGACTTATATGTTGATGCCGGTACTTATGATATTATTGCGGAGTTGACCATTGAAAAGATTGATTCAGACAGTATCGCAGGATATTATGGTCCTAAAATCGGAAGAGGTGTACGAATCTATTTCTCACAAGGTGCAAAAATTGTAGCAAATTATACTGGCACGCTTAATGCTAGTTTAGAAAGATTTTCTCCTTTGAATGCTATTGAAACTACAGATATAGGAGGAAGTGACTTTGAGATACATGGAGGAGAATTTGAATGTACTAACACAAGATATGTTGTCCATGATGAATGTAATGGGAAAGGCAGTTATAAACATCTATATGAAAATTGTAGAATGATTCTTGATAATAGAAACAAGACATATTTCAAACAATGTCAGTGCATTGGTGGGGGATTGGGCGAGTTTGCAGACATACAAATCATAGGTGGATATTATGAATCTAAGACTATTGATATAAGTAAACCTAATAAAGACCAAACTATTAGCTATCATAACCCTCAGCCAAATTTTGGAAGCAACTTCTGTAATTCTGTAATGATAAAGGATGCTTATTTTAAAGACGGAACTATAATTGTATCTCAATTAGGTGATAGTTTGAAGTATAGCAGATTTGTCGTAAATAATTGTTCTATGACAAAAGCACCTTATATTAATGGTGAAAACGATGCAGGAACTGGTAGATTTAGAATGCAATCATGGAACAATGACATTAGAAACTCATAAATTATACGTATGCAACTGATTGTTGCATACGTATAATTAGTCTTAATAAACATTAATATATTTTGTACGGGGGGGAATTCGTAACTTTGCAAATTATAAATTTAAAATAAGCGTAAATTATGAGAAGAATTTTACTATTTTTAATCAGTATGTTTTCTGTGTTTACATACGCACAAGACTATACTATTAAGACAAGTGGGCAAAATGAAGAGAATATTTCTGTAGATTTGCCAAAAGGAGCATATCTCCTTTCTGTTGCAACTTCAAGTGATGCTTATGGAGCATTCGACTTAAAGGACGCTTCGTTAAAATCACTCGCCAATGATTTGTGTGGAAATGATGCAAATGAGAGAAAGACTATTCCAATGAGAGTTTTCACGCCAAAGAGCACTTTTACAAAAAGAATTTATTTGTGTAATGATTGTACAACCATAAACGTAATTAACCCAAACGGAGTAAAGTTTTCACTTGTATTTGAGAAGATAGAAGGTAGTAAGGACTATGATTTGGTTGTCGCTGCTGATGGCAGTGGTCAGTTGACAGACTTGTATGATGCCATTAAATGGATTGGTGATAGCCGTAACAATCACAAGACCATATTTGTAAAGTCTGGAATTTACAATATGCCAGAGTTGAATTTCAATACAAATATTTATAGGGACTATAGAAACTTTAGCATCATTGGTGAAAGCAGGGAGTCTGTCATTATTCAAAATACCAATGGAAGATATTACCCAGCTAAATACGACAACGCACCATTGCAATTTAGCGGTAATTGTACTATTAAGAATGTATCAGTTAAATCCACTGATAAAGACGGGAAAGCGAAGGGTACTGCTTATTGCATGCATGCCGATTTTAGAGCCCATGGTGGTGATGTTTTTACCTTGGAGAACTGCGATTTTTATAACAACCATTACGCTGCTCTTGCCCTATGCCCAAATGCTGGTCAGACAATTAGGGTAATTAATTGCACTGCAAAGACAGAAGGAATAAACGATGTAGAGAGTACATGGCAAGGAGTCCTTATTTCCCATGATAATAACAATGGCGATGGTGAAGGTTTGGGTATAATAGAGATTTTAAGCAGTACATTGGAGAGCGATGGCAACAATATGGCTATAACATCTAATCAGAATCCAATTTTGCTTAGAATAAATGACACCGACAGATTCATTTACGGAGAAGGAAAAGACTTTTATACTTTCATTGGGAATATAACTATAGATAAGAATTATCAAACAGGAATCACTAACGTACAAAATAATAATTGTTTAGTGAATATAACTAATAGTTATATTGAAATTTCAGGACTTCCAGAAAATGAAACCGTCAACATTTACAATTTAGCAGGAAATAAAGTTCTATTTTCAAAATCAAATCATGACAAAGTTCTAGTAATAGGTATTGCTAATATTCCGTCTGGAGTTTATATAATTAAGTCACAAAGTTTATGTTGCAAATTTAAAAAGAAATTTTGAGCTCTAAGTCGCTGAGTTCATAAATAAAAACAAAGGGTGAGTCGTTTAAGCTCACCCTTTTCTTTTGCAGCAAGCCTGTACCAATCCACCAAGCAAGTAGCAAGCCTCCTCCCCATACATATTTATCAAGAACTGCTCGGAAATATGCTGAACCACATGCAGCATTTCGTGGCTGAGGCTGTTCATGTATTCAGCCTTTGAAGTAGCCCATCCTATAACAACCACCGTTTTTCTTATATCAACATTAGAATAGGTGATGCCTTTGTTGGGCTCACCTTTGAGCACGAGATTACAGGCATCTTCGAGAGGAATGCCAGCGCATCCCAAATCCCGAAGATGCCTTCTTACCTTCATGGCATCCTTAGAATGAACATCATACATCACATGTACCGTCCAGTCATACCTTTCCAAATATATCTCCTGCTCAGTCATTCAACGAATCAATAATCACCAACAATTAATCACTAAAGAATTTCTTCCCAAGGAATGCCCACGCCATTAAATGATGTGTCTGCATAGAATCGGTTGAAGATGAAACCGTCCTGCTGATCTTCATCATCTACGTAGTCTTTGATGAACTGGGCCATCTGCTTTTCTTCTGTTATAGACGAGCCGTAGAAATCAGCCAGACACATGTGTGCGATGTAAACCGCATCATAACCCACATTATTCTCCAGCACGATATTGTTCTTCTTCAGAATGTCCTCAATATCATCCTTGCTCATCATGCGGATTGGCTTACCGTTCTTCCGCATCTGCTTCACTGCCCACTCACACATTTTCTTATTAAAGTGCCAACCATTGTAGCGAAGGTAAGCCCTCATTTCTTCTGGCTGATAATCGTAGGCGTTCAAAGATTGTCTGTATTTTTTTTCCATAATCTTTATGATATTAAAAAGGTTTGGTAACGAAATCTGTTTCACTACCAAACCCCAAGTTAGTTAATACTCGTCGCCGTAGCTTCGATAATCACGTTCTCCACGGTCTCTGTCTTCACGTTGGCGCATGTCGTCGTACTCTTCATGCTCTCGCATACCACTTCTGCCTCCACGACCTCTGTAATCGGGCATGCGGTTGCGCTCGCCGTATCGGTCACGTCTGCCCTCACGCTTCATTTCGCCCAGGCAGTTCATCGCCTTATCCAAGTAGCGCAAGCCCTTCTCCACGTTCTCATACAAGCCATCAAACTTGTCTTCTGTAATCTCAACCATTATCATAATTCTAAGATTTTTAAAGTGAATAGATAGGAGATTACTTGTTTATCGCCTGTTGGAGCAATCCCATCATCTTGTCGAGCTTGCCCTCCATACCAGAAACCTTGCCTTCCAGCTTGCTGATCTTCTCAGTCTGTTCCCTCTCCTTGGCTATCTGGGGGTTGAGTTGCAATAGCATTCCCTCACAAGAATCAACGACTTTCTTGTGGTAATCTACGCTCTCCAGTATCGCCTTGGATTGTCTCAGCATCGTGTCGACCTCTGCACTCATGGCTTCCTTGTTGTCGCTCACCACAAGGTTCTTGTCGTTTGCTATCTGTCCGTTAGCAGGTAGCTGCTTGAAATCCACCTCCTCGTCGTTCAGCTTCACCTTCACATCAACCACAGTTTCCATAGGCTGAGGCGTGAAGCCATTGTTGAAGGTAGGGTATTTCGTCTGAGGGTTGCTGACTGAAACAACCTGACCAATCTGCAAGTTCGGGTTTTCGCCCTTATCTAGGACATAGAATAAAGAATTTGTTCTTAAACCTTGAAACATAATGTAATCTCCTATTATCTATTCTGTTTGTTAAACAATACCCGTCATCAGCTGAAGGGTGTTAGTGTCTCGCTCGAACCAGAGCTGAACCACTCCAGTTCCCGGCACGTCAGCAACCGTCAAAGCATCACCATTGAATTTGGTTACAGCTTGGGTTGCTCCGTTGGTCTCGAAAAGGATAGGCAGCGTACCAGTCGTTCCAGTCGGAATAGCCTGTTTCAGATTTACGAAAATCGTACCCCTATAGTTGGCATTCACGAAGGCGTGGTTTTTAAAGGTGAACACCACATTGGCAGTATTCACCACCACGCCTGTAGAAGCGATAGCCGCCGAACCGTTACGATTCACCCATGTATAAGGTCTTAACCATAACATAGCAGCCTCCTTTCTTTAACCCCAGAATCCTGCATTGTTGGCAGCATTCAAACCATACAAACCTGCCTGATAAGCCACGCAGTTAGGAACCGCAGTAAATGGGCTGTAAGGGGTGGTTACTGTCTCCGGCAGCTTGCACTTGATGCCAGCTACCTCATTCTGCAGACCTGCCAATACCGCATTAATTGGTGCTACCGCCTGACCAACAATCTGAGAAGTCATGGCAGAAGACTTAAAGGTACTGTTCTCCTCACGCAGAGAATCAATCTTGTTCTGCATTTCGCGCATCTCAGCCTGCTTCTGACCGTCAACGATGGTCTGAGTGCTTTCCTTGATAGCGTTATGCAAATCGCAAGTCTGGCGCTGGGTTTCGTAAGCTACGTTAGAGAAGCCACGCTCCTGACCTACAGCCACGTTGTTGATGGCATTCTGTAATGTACCAGTCTGCTGGCAGATAGCCAAACGATTCTCGCAGCAGCAGTTTGCAATCTGCTGAGCAATCTGCATGTTACCCTGCTGCAAAGCATTGATGGTCTGCATGCCACTCATACCTACCTGATTACCTACACTCTGAACCTGAGAAGTCAAAGCAGAAATGGCATTCTGAATCTGACCTTCGGTACAATTGAGCTGAGTAGCCAAATTGCTGAGCGCATTACGATTACCACCGATGGCATCCATCAAGAGGGCACGACCATTGTCGTTGTTAATCTCGTTAGCAAGACCGCCACGGCCATTATTGCCGAAGCCACCCCAGCCATTACCGCCCCAACCCATAAGGAAGAAGAGGAAGATAACCCACATGAACCAACCACCTTCACCGCCGAAGCCATTGTTGCCCTTCATGGCGAGAAGCACATTTGGATCTACACCCTGCTTCTGGAGCAGAGGAGCAAGAAGTCCAAGCATTCCGTTTGAACCTCCGTTTTGGTTTTCACCAAAGATGTATGTCTTAGATTCTGACATAATAAAATAGATTATTCGTTTCGTTCACTATTGAACTTGGTGCAAAGTTACGAAGAAGATGAGGCTCTGCCTAACTATGCTCAAAATAAAATTTCTGCCATTAAAGCCACTGTTCCTCAGCATTTTATGCTGAGTCACTCCCTGCTCATTTATTTAGTAAAAATCTAAACTGTAAAGAAAACCACCAGCAACCGATACAACCTATCAATATTTTCCGTACTTTTGCAGAAAATAACTTCATAGCGTATGGAAACAATTATTTCAATTATTGTATTTGCCGTGCTATTCATATTAGCCTGCCTGTCGTTATATCGTATATGTACGGTGGGTAAGACTAATAATAGCGCATTAGTTTCTAAGACAGATATGTATGATATGCGGTTTGCTCAAAAAATAAAAAGGCTACATGTACGTGTATTAGCATTATTAGTCTTCGGGATGATTCTTGTTGTTGTATACCATTTAATGCCAACTAGGTTAGGTGATTACGTTTACATAGAAAGGGATTTGGCTAATCACAAGCAAACCATACATTCAAATAGTTCATGCCCATTAATTAAAAAAGGATATAGTGTAAACGAAGTACACTACTATAAATATACGCCTTATGTTGATTGTTTCTGCTCTAGATGCTTTTATGAATCAGATGCGATAAAGCTAACAAAGGAAGAAAACAAAATGTCTCATACAAAGGCATTAGGATTATAACCAAAAGAGGAGTGAGCCAAGTGCCCACTCCTCATTTCATATTATTCCAGCCTATCCAGCTCATCAACCGCATCCATCATGATTCTGTCAATATTCTGGTTAGCGAAGTTGATGCTCTCGGTATCAGAAGACTTATCTCTGAGTTTCTTCCATCGCTTCATCTGCTTCTCTGCCAGCTCGATGATTCTAACCTTGGCAGCCTCCTTGGAGTTTTGGAAGTGATAATACTCACCTATATTCGTGATTCTCTTATCAATCGGAACGTTCTTCGATTTCAGGCGGTCCACGTTGGCCATGGTCTTTTCCATTTCGTCCTTGTAGTTATACCACTTGCTCTTCGTTCTCTGCAAACTGCTCTGCTCACTAGGCGTATAAAGAAGAGAGCGAAGGAAAGGAATGTCCTTGGTTTCCGTATCGCTTCCGTGCTTAACAACACCGATAGCACGCTCTGTAAAGGTAGCAGCGCCACCACCTATACCACCGATGTAGTGGTTCAGCATACTAGGATTCGTTACCATATCCAGGAAACTATTACCCAGCATATCTTCATTACCCTTGGCTACATCGTTGGTCTGTGCATTCACCCATTTATTCACAGCCATATATCCGTCAGGCACACCCTTGTAGGCTCTCTGCCAAGCAGGAGAATTTTCATTCCAGTCACCACGTCTTTCAATCGGTGCACCCTTCCAGTCGGTGTTTAACTCCCATTCCACGAAAGGAGATAGGGCAGAAGGAGAGATAGCCTTGATCGTCTCATTCAGTGGCTCCTTGCCAGCCGAAGAGTTACCGAGATAGTCCATCACCGGCACAAGCTGTGACATACAGCCCACGGCATCCAAGGCAGGATTCTTCTGTCCGCTTACGTTTGGCGAGAAGGTCAATCCAGCCGCCAAGTCACCCAAACCATAGAAGGCTCTCAACTCAATAGCAAGCGGAATAGTAACAAACTGGCCGCCGCCCTTGTAGATGCAGAGATTGTTCCTTCTCACGTAGTCAGGCAACTCACCGTATGGGTCCTTCACGCCCTTTCTGTCCTTCTCGTCCTCACTCGCAATCAGCACATTGTTACCAAGTGCAGCCAACACACCGAGGGCAAAAGGAATGGCAAGCATGTTGATAGAAGTACCCACAGGATGATTCTTCAAGTTCTTCACAAGCAGATTGGTACTCTGAATACCGGCATTGAAGAACATAGAACAATGTCTCAGATAGCTAGCCGTAAATCCGTAAGCCCATCTTGCAGCCGCCTTGCCGCCAGTCATTTCTCCGTTCTTGAAACTCTTGATGGCATCACCGCTTCCATGGCGGTTGAAGTTGGTAGATACTTCCTTCGCATCATAGACCGAACGGATGATAGAGCGGTTACTGTCTCGGCTCGCACAGTAGGTAGCAAATCGGGCGATATTCTCAGCCACCTCGTTGATGTTCGCCAGATTTCCGAAGAAGAAGTCACGAAGGGCAGCACCGCCCTTGTCAATCTTGCTTCTTTCGCTCTTCACATCTTTCTTGTACTTCTTGGTCCAATCCTGCATGTTCTTGATCTGAATCCAACCGGTTTCGCCGCCGTTCTCCATGAACTCCTTGAAATATCGCTGAACCTTGTCAGAAGTATCAAGTGTTCCGTTACGATACTTGGCAAACAAGCCCAAGCCAGTAGTTCCGCTCAAATCCTTGAAGCTGATATTTGAAGCACCCTTGTATAAGCCCAACTGCGCATAGTACTTCGCCCAGAGTGCACCATATCTTGCACCTTCCTTAGAAGTAACGTTGCTCGATGCAAACTCCGCATCACGCATGATGTTTCGCATCACGAACTCAGGGTTATAAGATGTACACAACTGCGCCATCATTCTTGAAATAGAACTCAATGGTTTCATGATACCATTGGCACCCGAGTTCTCCAGCAATCCATTCAACGCCTGCGCTGCTCTAGGATTTCCGTTGATAACAAAAGAATGGGTCCTTCCAGCAATCTTCACATCCACGATATGCTGCGATTTATTCTCCGCTCTTTGGAACTTATAGCCGATTCTTCCTCTTCGGTACACCTTTGTCGCCAACCCCTTTGATTCCAAATCCTTCATTTCCATATTGAAGTCTGCTACTATCTGATTTATTTCATCAGCCGTAGCGTCCTCGGGAATGTCTGGGTAACGCTCCACGGTGGTGTGAGTGATAGGGTCATCGGCGTACCAAACCCTAGTCTCCGTCACAAGATTATTGTTCGAGTTGTTTCTTACGAATCTTGCAAATGCCTGACGGATAGCGTTCATACCGCCATTCTTGATAGCTCTGTTACCCATCGCGCCAATCTGCGCCAGTACGTTAGTTTCACTCAGATACTTGTGTCCTCTCGCTCTCATGATCGTGCTTCCGATATAACTCTTCGGGTCTCCCTGCTCAGTAATGTAGCCATAAGTATCTTCTGCTGTAGCCTCATCATACTTTCTCAAAGGCACATACCAGTTGAACATATCAGACACGTGACCGTAAAGTTCTCTGCTGATAAGACCATTCTTATAGTCAGTATCAATAGAATACTGGGTGGCAGCCTTCACCTTATCCCAATAGTCCTTAACAGAACCCTTCTTGATACTCTCCATCTTTGCTTCTGAATCCATCACGCTCTGAATAGCCTCAGCATCATCGTAAGGATCAGAAGACTTAGCCACTTCCTGTATAGCGTGAATACCCGAATAGTCATGTTCGCCAGCATCAAACTTATTTTCACTATCCACGTATGTACGGATGAAATCGTCCATGCGCTCATAATAAGTCTTCAAGTCGATGTCTCCACGCTCCAATTTCTCGTCAAGGGTAGCTTTCTCGTTGTTCCAATCGAACTCCACAGTATCAGCTAGCTTCTTGGTCTTCTCGTTCATGCGCATATACTTCAAGGCATCACGCACATACAAGATGCGGTTTCGCTCCAAACCATGCTTGGTAATCATGTAGAGATTGAAGTTTCTAATCTTCTCATCGTCCTTCTTGCCATCGAAAGCATCCAGTACGCCGGCCATCGCCTTATCCAGAGGCTTCATCACATTGCGCTCAAACATCTGAGCCGCATCACTCATCGCACCCTGCATGGTATTCTGCAGTATATAAGGATTCTCCGAAGAAGCAATATCCTCAATCTTCTTGTCTGGCACAATCGCATTCATCAATTTCTTCAGCGAAAGCATATTGTCCATATAGCTCTCGGTGAACATATAGCCATGTTCGTCAAGCGAACGGTGGTATCTGTCAAGTGCCGTGCCGGCAGATGGGGTAGTACGGAAGTGAATCTCACCATCTGTAGCCTCATTCCACTCAGCCTTGGTAAGATTATCCATACTTCTAACCTTTCCGTCATTTCCGTAGAACATGCCATCGCGCGCGACAACAGCAGGCATACGCTCATGGTCGAGACGGTATTTCACCGCCTCGGCTCTCAGTTTCCAATAAGGATCATTCGGATTCTTCTGCAAGTTCTTGCTCAACCAGAGCAGATACTTCACATCTTTAGTATTAGGAGCAATACGATAACCGATTTCATGAAGGAAATCAGATACCTTATTCTTGATACCATTCCAGAAACCCGGTTCACCCTTGCCATCCTCGGCGAGTCGCGCGATACCTTCCTCAATGGCATCATAGATATTCAGAGGATTGAACTTTCTCTCCTCATCCACCAGCTTCTTTAAAGCCGCATTCTCAGGCTTATCCAAGTCATACCACACTTCACGAAGGAACTTATCGAATCGTTCATCGCCAAACAACTCTCTCATTCCCTTGTGTCCAACCACCTCATGCCAGATGGTCTTCTCGGCAGTATATCTGTCGTGGATATTAGGCATGTAAAGATGCACCTCGCCAGTCTTCTCGTCATACCATCCGGTAATCTTTCTGCCATCCTCAATAGCAGCCTTAGCTGCCTTGTTGTTGATTTCATCAACCGATGAAACCATGCTAACCTTTGCACCAGTTTTCTGAGCCACCTTTTCGATATGGCTCTCAACCGATGAAGTAGGATAGTTGCCATCACCATGGTCCGTGCGGAACTTAGTGCCGCCGTCTTTGCCCCATTCCTTGAAGGCGTCCTTTGTCATTTTCACGTTAACAAACTTAGCCTGAGGGAACTTCTGTTCCAGTTCAGCCATCTGTTGCAAGAACTTCTCCTTGGTTTCAGGAGCCTGTCTTCCCGATTCAACGGTAGTGATAGGAACGCCCAACTTAGCTAACTCTCTAACCTGATTAGGAGTAACCACATTCCAAGGGATAGCCAAGCCAGTGCCCTTTAACTGCTCAGCGATACTCTCTGCCACCTCTGAATCAGGAACCACTCTTACCGCCTTTCTCCAGCGGGACAACATCACCTGTCTCTGTCTGTCCTTAGGGAGCAAACTATTAACAGAACCAGAGTGCCAAGGCACAAGACCCACGGCATCCTTAGCACCTTCAGCGTGATAGCCGCTAGTCTTCTCACTCTCTGGAATCTCCCATTCCACAACCTTGATGTTGCCTCTAGCGTAAGCACCGGTAAACTGGTCGTTCATCATAGAAGTGGAAGTGTGCATATAAGGATTGTAGGCAGCAGGCACATCGCCCTCGCCAACACCCTTATTCTTGTCAGTCTTCACAAGTGTAAACTTGCCGTTCTTCACAAGGTCTGGTCGCTCGTCTGCGCCCATCCAAGCACCAATCTCGGTAGCATCGGTACGCTTTCCGTCAATGATAGCAGCCATAGGGGAGTAAAGCTTACCGTCCACCTCCTGCATACCGCTATACATTCTGAAAGTCTTCTCCTTGTTGAGGCGGTCCAGATCATCCTTGTCTGTAACCTTGTAGGCGAATCCATCCTGTTCAATTTCATTCATGGAAACATCATCAATGGTATCATTGAAATCATCCATGATGTCGTTGATAGCCTTATCCATCTTATCCTTCTCAGAAACCTCAAACAGTTTCTTGATGGCATCCTTCACTCTCTGCAAGATGGAACGGTCGCCCTTTCTCGCAAATTCATGTGCTGCATTCACAACTTTATCCCAGATAGACAGGTCCATGGCCTTTCTCTGTCTAGAATCAGCCATCTGAGCTGTCAGCTCGTAAGCATCAGACAGGCCGTAAGGCTCTTCTTTGAAGCGTTCCTTATCGTCCTTTACCTTGTCATAGATTTCGAGGATAGTCTTAACGCCCTCTATCTGCTTAGGAGTCAGCACGCCCTCAGCCTTACCTTTCTTGACGAGATTGATAGCACCCATCGTAGCCTCATGAATCATTTCATGCAACATAATAGTAGGTGCAGCGTAGTCTGGCGCCTTAGTCTTTGTCAGACCATCAATATACAAATCAATGTTTCTGTAGATGTCTGCTTCTCCTGATCTCTTATTCGGACTCTCGGCACTTACCTTGATGTTTACACCAAGACGCTTGTTTATATCGAGAACTTTCTGGAAGAGCTTAGCCTTTTCTTTATCTCGATTTGTTTCTTTAAAAATTCGTTCAACGGCTCCAAGTGTGAACGTTCCTCCTGGCTGCAATCCCCAAGTCTCTCTGAGATTCTTTGCTCTAGCGTCTCTATAGGCAAGTTCTCTGTCAGCGACGGCGAGAATGGTCTTATAATATTGGAGTAGATAAGAGCCTCTATTTCCCTTACTGTCCTGATTACCACCATTACGTCCTCCGGTGGACAATCCTGATAACTTTTCGACTTTTCTTTCATAATCATTCTTGTAATATTCTATAACGCTTCTGCCAAGATTGGAAAACTCCTCCACGGCATAGTCCGCATCATCAACAAGTCTAGACTTGTCTCTGTCTTCTGCATGTTCTACAATGTCTTCAATGGCAGAATCAAACTTCTTTTCAATCTGCGAAGATACATTTTTATCTACATCTTCAGGAATGATTCTACTATTCTTAACATCTTTTGTATCTGTTTTAGAATACTGCAAGCCTCGGTCCTCACGGAAGTGGGTGCCTTCATCCTCAGAAGTATTGCGCTCCTCCTGTACCTTCACGCCCAATTTTGACAGACGGTCCAGTACTGGCTTCAACTGCTCTGGCTTAAACTCAGCAAGCATATTGTTGCCTCTGGTCTCGAAGTTATTGCCATTAACCAGTTTCAGCAAATCTTCATCCATGAAGTACTTGCCGCCCTTCGCCTTGCTCTTCGGTACACGAAGCTCGTAGAAGTAGCCACGATTGTTGTCTATGCGCTTCACCTTCACTTCACCATCCGATGAAGTAACCTCGTCAATACCGCCGTGCCATGATGAAAGTTCAAACTTATCAGCCACGCTGTTAATAGGTGCATCTGTAGTCAAGCCCTTAGGGTCGAATCTATCTGGCATCAAGATACCTGTCTTCACCTCGCCAGTATCAGTAGTATATTTCACCAGCTGACCGCCCAAGCCCTGATCCTTACTGTCAACCAAAGCCTGCATCAGATTACCGGTAACGATATAGCCATTCTTGCGACTCTCATTGCTAGTCAGTCTATCCCAGTTATCAAAGTTTTGGTTCAATACTCTGAGATGGCTGTCTCCCATACCGGCAGCCTGCTTGGTCATGCGGTCGATAGAACCGATAATATCCACCTTGTTTTCACCAGAACCCACCTTGCCGGCAATAGGGAAAGTAATCTTTCTTCTGCCATCCAAGGTAGCGAAGGAAACGGAAGAGGCGTTAGGCGAGTAGTTATCAGTAATCTTGATGTCAATAAGTCTACCGTAACTGTTACCGAATCCGCTCAACTCGTTAGGGTTATTCATATCCGTAGGCAGAACGAAAGTCTGGTTTGTATCGAAGGTATCAAGCACACGCTCAAACATTTCAGCCTTGGCTTTCAGATTCTTCACCACATCGTTCAGCTTATCTTTCTCCTGCTTGTAGATGTTGTCATACTGATAGCCTGCCATCTTCTCTATCTGCTCATCGCTCATACCCGAATCTTTCTGACCCTTCTTAGCGTCCTTGGTATATTTCTCCTTCGCCTTGGTTGCAACCTTCACGGCACGCTCCTCATACTTCTGAGTCTCGTCCGCAATCTTCTGGTCAAAGTACTCCTTCACGGCAGCCTTCTTCTCGGTCTTGTATTCCTCCCAAGTCTTGCCGCCAGTCAAACCATCCTGCGAAGCCTTCACCTCAGAAGCCTTCATTGGTTTCTTCAAGATAGCCATGTTCACCTTTTCTATATAGGTATTGTCGGCAAAGGCATTATCGCCGCCTGGCTCTGCACCCTGCTTCCAAACTTCCTTGTGGAGAGTCTTAGCCTTCAAAGGAAGCTCGGTAATCTCAAGGTCATTCTCACCCATTTCGTTGAGTCGCTGAATCTCGTTTGCATAAAGCTCGCCAATCTCCTGCAACATCTTCTCCTGTTCTGAAACTCTCAGCAGAGCCATACGCCCAAGCAACTTGCTTGCATCGGCACCAGCTTCACCATCACCAACACCGCCACCGCTAGCAACAAGAGTTTGTGGGTCGATTCTGGACAAATCATCGCCATTACTCTTTTCCCATCCGAATGGATCAGCCATGCGAGCATAAAGGTCAAGATGCTCTGCCATATACTCACGAACTACCTTATCACCATATTTATTGGTAATATCGGCAACTTCCATTTCGTTGAACTTACTCTTCTGAGAAGAAGTTGTGTTGGCATCAAGTGACTTCAACTTAGCCTTAAACATCATCAGCAGTCGCTGCTCGGCAGGGATAAGGGAAACCACATATTCGTATGCACCTCTAGCCACCTGACCTGTTCGGTCGATACGTCCACGCATCTGAACCTCATCGTTAACGTCAAGCTGCTGCTGCGCCACAATCATCACACGCTTCTTCTGGTCCTTATACTTGCTCGAAGCATGAAGGGAAATACCGGTTGCTGCACTCTTGTTGAGGATAAGCGCATCAATCTTGCCATCATTAAAGTCGCGCGCGAGTTTCTTCTTGTCTGTATCAGCACGCTTTACCTTGGTAACAGTTCCGTTGTCGTTATAAACAAACTCGGTCTGTCTGCCGGTCAGCTCGCCAACCTTATAGCCAGCCTTCTGCAGCTCGTTCTTGATAACATCAATAGGGGAGAGTGAAAGACCGGTACTTGTCTGCTCAATCTTCTTCTCCAGTTCGTGATAAGCCTCAACTGCCTCATCGCCCAAATCAGAAAGCTTGATGTAGCCGCTTTCGCTATTATCCTTAGCATCCTTCTGGGTATAGCGAAGTGTACCCTCCAGACCCTTCTTCAAAGATGTTCCTAAGTCTGGTGCGTCCATTTCCTCGCCAAGCGCAAGATTGCCAGTCTGCGATTCATTGGTATTGTTCAACGCAATCACAGGCTTCATGCCCTGCTTCAAGTAGTCGATGGCACGTTCTGCAGCAGACTTTGCTTTCAGGGAGAGAAGTACCTGCTGAACGGTATTGAATGCTTTGCTTGCAAATGGCTGATTCTTGATTCCCAGGGCAGCCGTACCCTTCTTGATTCCCATGGTAGACTGAATGGCAGCCAGCTCATCATTACGCTCATCCACATAGCTTGAAACATATTTCTTTTGGAAATTGATAATATCATTAAACAATCCGATAATACTATCATACTGTTCTCGCTGCTCCTGCACTCGCTCAGGATCATCAATCGCCTTCCAGTCGATGGTTACGCCAGTCATATCTCGTTCACGGCGAATCATCTGACCGCATTGTGTTAAGGTCTGGCTCATAATCTCCTGCAAGGTTGCACCACCACGCTTCACCGCATCAATCAAATCGGATGATTTCATACCGCCCTCGTTCATAGCAGTACGCAAAGCGTAGATAGGCATGTTGTCTGGTCTCTTGGCAAAGGTTGCAGAGAAGAAGGTAACGTTCTTTGCCTTTTGAATAATGTGTTGGAAATAGTTGCCCTGACCGCTATTGCCACCAGCCGTGTGGCTTTCGTCAAGGATAAGATAGGCGTTGCCCATCAGTTTTTCAATAGCATCACGTCTTTTCTGTCCGCTCAGAGCAGCAGCACCGAAAGATTTACCCTTCGCAAGCTTTCTCTCCTTGCGGTTGCCGTCCTCGTCAAACTCATACACACCATTGCTTACTTGGCTATAGGTAGTCAATACATAGTCATATTCGTCTGGCAGTTTTCCGTTCTTTTCAATGTAATCAAGCACTCGCTTCACATCGCTCTTCGATGGCAAAGCAAATACTACATTTCCGTCCGAGTCGGTAATGGCAGCTTCCTTGGCACTACCGAATACAAATGGTCTTAGTTCTGGGCTTCCAATATCCACCAAGTCACGGTAAACATCGCTCAGCAATCCTGCTGTCTTGGTGAAATATACAGGAACCTGACCCTGTTTCTTGGCGTATCTGATAAGCGAAGCAGCCTGTCTTCCCTTACCGATACCAGTCATATCGCCGATGATAAAGGCGTTGCCCTTCTTTGCCTGCTGCAAGGCAAGGGCTACAGAGTCAACCTGCTCTGCAGCAAGATGAGAATACAAATCTTCCTTATCATTATAGCCCAGCTCGTCAACAAGGAACTGGTCGGCATCGCCCAGCTTTTCAAGATTCTTGTTTACCGCCTCCTGCTGATCGGCAGGCATAACAGCTTTCAGAGTGAATGGATTTCCACTCTTAGGGGTATAGGTAACTTTCTCGGTGCTTAGTCCACGTACGGATTTGTCCACCCGCTGTAATTGTCCCCGTGGTCCGCTTCCGCTCCCGGCGCTGGCAGATTCATCAGTACTTGGCTGAGCGTCATTCCGTCCAGTTCCTTCTGATCCATTTCCTCGCTGCTCATTGGTTCCAGTGGTTGGTTCTTTGCTTGGAGAAGGCTCTGCCCCTGTTCCGTCTGCTCTACTATCTCCATCAGAAAGTCCTCCATCTTGTCTTGGCTCGGTTCCTCGTTGATTTTCCAAGTCATCATGGGTTCCTGATACGGAAGTGGAGTCAAATAGGTCAGGCTCTCGCTTACCATCTGGTTCGCTTCCTCCTCGTTCTCCTGCTCGTACTCTCTCTTTAGGAGTACCAGCAGCGCCTTGTTTATCAAGTTCTGGTTGAGCACTTCTTGTTTCTCCTCCGATGGAAGAATCCATCCGTTCACCTCGTAGTATATCATCTTCAATTCGTTTATAAAGTTCGTCATAATCTTTCACGGCTTCCGCTCTAGCCTTATCCTTTACTGGTGGAAAGGCATTTTCATTCAAGCGTCTTCCGTTTATTAATATAATACGTGTAGGGTAGCTGGTTCCCTGCTTTGCATACAGACCACCATCCACATTAATCACGTCCTCCACATTATAGTGGCTATAGAGATAACCAAGGAAAGCCTTATCTTTCGGATTCAGACTTCCGTTCTTGGCGTATTCCGTCTTGCCGCCGATGATGATGGCAGCACGACCATCGTCCTTCATGCTCTCCAAGGCATTGATAGCCATCTGTCCTTCAAGAGAAGAAATCTTGTAGCCGTCATACTCCTTAGGGGTAGCACTACCGAATGGTGGATTTGTCACCACCACGTCAACGTCCTTGTCTGCAAAAGGCTGAGTTCCGTCCTGACTGGTCACGTTCTTGAAGCCCTGTCTTCTCAGGTTCGCCAATCGCTGGGCATCAATATCGTTCACATGTACCTTATCCATTGGCAAGCCGATGGTAAGCATACCGTTGCCGGCACTTGGCTCAAGAGCACTCTCAATCACCTTACCGTTACCCTTCACATACATATCCGCAAGGAAAGCATAAGGGGCAGGGGTAGAGTACTGCTGCTTCATCACTCGCTCTGAATCACGCTGGTTGAGACTAGGCTGGTTCTCATAGAGTGTCTTGATGCGTTCAAACTTTACAGCATCGTTGGTCGATTCAGAAGAAGCGATACCTCTTGCTCGCTTAACAATAGCAGTTTCAGCAAGCTCCTGAAGGTCTGTATCCTTAATACCCTTCAAACCAACTCTCTCAGCTATCTTTCTCAGCTCAACAATACCGTTAAACTTATTCTTGAAGGCCAACTGCAGGTTCACGGAATCAATAAACTTCTTCTCAGCCATTTTTCTCTCCTCGGCAGTCTTGGATTCACCCACCAGATTCTCCTGATGCTTAGGCGAAGTCTTCTCGTAGTAGTCAGCCCAATCCTTCAAGCTCATGCGCTGCTCACCATCACGATAGCGGATATTCATCATCTGCTCATAGATGGCATCCACGTCTTCCTTTTTGAAAATCTTGGCAGCAGGAGCAAACTCCTTACGCATTTCCTTCACCACGTCTTCAAGATTGTGCATACCTCTCTTGATTCTCAGATAAGCATTCTCTGCCATGGCGCTCACCAGCTTAGGCAATACTTCCAGCTGTCTAGAGTTAAGACCAACAAACGAAGCAGAAATTTCATCCTTGCCGGCATTCTTGAGCATATCCCAAAGGTCATTAACCTTCTTGTTGGAAGCTGCTACTGCTGCATCGTCAGCCTTCTGCTGAGGCTTCTTCTCTGTCTCAGCCTTAGTTTTCTTCTCCTTTCCAAAAGCTTCTGCTGCATTCTTGATTCCCTCCATAGGGTCAGCAGATGGTTCCGTTTTAGGAGCCTCAACCTTTGGTTCAGTCTTCTGCCCTCTAGTCTTGGCAAAGATGCTTTCATAGATAGCACGATGCAAATCATCCGTCACCTCACCATTAAGATAATCAAGAGCCATATCCTTGGACAAATCGTCCACGTCTGCCTTCATAATCTCCTCCTCAGTCAGAGGATGCTCCTTTTTGAACTCTGCTGCAGCCGCTGCAATCGGATCAAAAGTAGGGTCTGGGTTCTCTTCTTTAGGAAGGAGTGGGAGAGGCTTTTCTTTTACCTTACCGTCAACATATTCGACAACCTCATTCAAGTCACCAAACTTCTTGCCATCATACTCATAGTATGAGCCGGTGTATTCTCCCTTCTCGTTTGGCTCATCAACCTTGATAACCTCCTTGTCTCCATCAATCAGAATCTTCTGCTTCATGATAGGACCGTTCTCAGATGGAGTTTCGGTTTCCTCGTCAGTAACCTTAATACGACTTTCAAGTTCTTTGTTTACTAAGTCGTTTGGTTCTTCTACTCTTGGTCGTTCTGGTTCTGTTCCTGCTTCTGCTGGTTCATTTCCTCCTGATGCTTCCTGTTGAGGTTCTTCAACGCCTGAAACATCATTGCCTCCTTCAATTTCTGAATGTCCTGTGCCATAATCTTGCCATTTTTTAAAGTCCAAAAATTCTTTCACTAACTCTTCCTTGGTAGGAGCAGCCTCAAAGATACTGCCCTCGCCAGTATTTCTAGCCTTAGCGATGCGATTGTATTCGTCAAGCAAATCTCTGAAATCAGAAACCTTGCCCTCCAAGGCTAAAGCCATCATCTGAGAGATAGAAGAGTAACGCTTAGCCGCATCCTCACCATACAAATCCGATGTCCTCAGCAACGTGTCAACCTTATTGCCGCCCTGTCTTGCCTCATAGAGCAACTGGATAGCCTGATCAATCTCATCACGAAGAGAGAACTCGCCCAGTTTCATGTTGTCCATTACCGAGCGGATAGCGTTGATAGCCTTATTCTTCACCGTAGAGTCGATGCCCAGCATTCTGATAGTCTCAGGCTTGAAGATAGAACCCAAAAGAAGGTTCTTCACATACTCCCTTCCTTGTGCAGAAAGTCGTTCAGGACTATCCATCATCTGTGCCACCTCGTTCTGTCCGATGATGCCTTTATCTACTAACGTCTTCACCAAGTCATTTATTGCCTTGGAATTGTTAAAGAAAGCATCAAGAGAACCATTTCCCTCAATCTCGGCGACAATCGCGCCTACCTCGTCAGAAGTCAAGGTCTTAGCCTTGGCAACCGCCTGTTCGGTATTACTCTGAGTCTTCTTTTCGTTTCGGTTGAACTTAGCGAAGGTTGCTGCATCGTATGGCAATCTCTCATCGGTCACCAATACAAGGCGTGGGTGCTCGATTCCGCTCTGCTCAATCTGCTCTCTGGTAAAGCCGAAGTTCTCTGCATTCTCCAGAAGGTCGTTGATGTATTCTCCGTCCGTGCCTTCCTTTGCCGCCTTCTGTCCTGCCATGGTTCTACCGTTTCCATCATAAACGATACCCTCGTCAGATACCACTGGCACCTGCTCGATAGCCATACCATTATACTTTCGGGCAATCTGGTCCGTATTCTGCTGAGCCGCCTTGTCGTGCTCATAGTCACGGTCATTCACGGTTCTGCCCTCAGCATCGGTAGGGAATCCCTCAGATTTCTTATAGTCATTATTCACATCATGAGAAGGAGTAAGACTTTCAGCCGGCACAATCTCATAGTGTCCCTTAATCTTGGTTTCTCCGTCAGGCAGCATTCGCGTGCGCTTGTTGCCTACAAGTCTAGGTGCATTCACAAACTTCTTTGCAGCCACGCTGCCAGCCTCATGTGCGCCCTCAGTCTGTTCAGTCTTACCCACGGTCTCAGCCACCTTCTTGGCAGTCATAGCCTTCTTGATATTCTGAGCGTGCTCCAGCTGCTGCTTGGCAGCCTCAACGGTTTTAGTCTTCAAAGCCTCCTGCTCCATGATGTCGTTAGGCTCGGCGGTATAGTCCACCTTCATCTTCTCGGCATCCTTCAGAGCATTCTCAGCTTTCTTAATCTGTCCGTCCACCACCTTCTCAGCATTCTCCCCGAAATCCTCAGTAAGAATCTCCGCACTCTGCTCTGGAGTCATTTTCTCATAGTCAGGCGTAGGTCTTCCCTTGCTGTCCTTTACCATAGGAACATCGGAACCGTCTGCAAATTTTCGGGTTTGCTGAGGCTGCTCTTGTGGTGCTAAGTTCTCATTTGTGGTATTATCTTCGCCCGATGTGGTATCAACTTTTGTTAAAGTGGTATTATCTTTTGTTAAATCACCCTCTTTTGTGGTATTATCTTGTGGTGCCTCTTGCTCCTTTGGCTGAGGCTTTGCAGCATCCAACATAGCCTGCTCCTGTGCTGCCTGATTGTAAGGCTCAGAGTTCTTCATCTGTAATCTCTGACGATATTCTGCAGCAAACTGGTCGATAGGCTGGTTTTGAACCAGAGTAACCTCATCTGCCTTCACATAAACCAATTCCTTGGTATTAGGGTCCAGGCAGACAAGCATATCGCCGCTTCCTTCCTTGGCTCTACCTGTAGTCTGGTCGAAGGCAACATCACCCGAACCAACAAGAAGTGTTCTTCCGCTGCTGTCTTGCACGTACAAAGCCTGCTCGCCATTCATCGGCTGACCGTTCAAGGTTCCGTGATAGCTCCAATCGGAAATAAAGCTCTTCACGTTTTCCTCTATAGCATCAGCAGTAGCCTGCTGCATACCCTGCACTCTAGCGTTCGCATTAATATATTGGGCAAGTGGGGTTAGCTCTTCTTGGGTCAATCCATTCTGAATGAGTGCATCGTAAATCTGTGCCGGTGTCAAGCCCTGCTGGTGCAATTTCTCAAAGGTTTGCTTGAACACATCGTTGCTATCCATCGCTGCATCAAGGGCTTGCTCTGCGTTTCGAAGGTTGCGCAATTCATCAACTACCACGTCGCTATCCGGATTGTCCGTTCCCAGACTATGCTCCTCGGCAACCGTCTTACCTTGGCTTGCAGACTGGTCTGCGTGTGGCTTTCCGCTAGGAAAAAGTCTGTTTTCAAGCTCGCTCTTCACATAATAGAAGATTTTGTTCTCCTGGTCGGTGCGCTTCATCGGGTCTTTGCGCATGATGTAGTCAATATCAACCGTCATGTTTCCCTTGTCGTTGATCATCTTCTTCCAGGTGTCAATAAGACCATCAACAACGTCTGCGGATTCTACTTTAAGATCGCCATACGAACCGTAAACGTCCACATACTTCTCCCAGTCAAGATAGAGCGCACTCTTCGGGTTGCGCAAGTCATTAATCAGCTGGGCGTTTATCGGGTCTGTAACATCCTTGCTTGTGTCATAGCCGTTATTACGGAGGAAGCCAAGTGCCAGACTGGTAACATTTCCGTCCTCATCAGTCAGCTGCATATCCTTCATCTTGGAATAGCCAATCAGCGACATCATATCGTCGTTATCACGATAAAGCTTCTGCTTGTAAAGGATAGCTCTGCGTTCATCGGCATTCTTATAAGAGGTACGTGTAAGCAGCGTTCCGTTCTTGGTGTATTCAAGAATCTGTTTGTTCTTCACGTCGTTCACGCTGCGGTAGCTTTTGCCTCTTGTCGTGTTAAACAGTCCCATGGCAGCATTCACCTTCTCTTTGGTGCTCTGAGAAACGTCTGGGTCGTTCATAAAATCCGTGTATGCCGTTTTGTATTTCGGATCTCTTGGAGCTGTCTTCGATGCACGGTCCACCTTCACGAAAGCATCCATCAGATTCTTACCCGATGCAGAAGAAATCAGCTCATTCTTCTCGTCAGCAGTCAGACGAATATCCACGGCGATAGGGGAGCCGTTGGCATTCCTGCCAATCACAAAATGAGGGTTGGTATTATGTGCAAGATTATACAAAGCATTTCCGATATGAGCGTAATTCTTAGGCTCTCCTGCCTTGAAAGCGCCTACCATCACCACATCTTCCAACCATGTGCCAAAGGAAATGTCCTTATCGCCTGTGATGTTGTCTGCCACCATCATGGTTCCAGCCTCAACGCCAAGACCTGCTGCAGTAGCACCAAACTTCTGTGTGCCATGCAGCCATTTCTCGCTTGTGCTCTTCTCCAAGCCAGTGATACCGAACTTTGATACCCAAGGAGCCATGATAGCACCCGATACTCCGAACATCGCACCAGTGGTAGCACCATGCCCGAATCCTTCCAATGCTGCATGACCCAATGCCGACAACGAAGTATCGTCACCGGTAGATGCCTGTCCCAGAGCTGCGGTAATGCTGGAGTAACCACCCAGATTGAGCGCACTCTTCGCCGTCCCTTCCACCAAGCCAGAAGCAATCTTCTGTGCCATCGTCATGTTTGCAGCCTTGAATGCCAACTGCTGTGCAGTCAGTTTAGTTCCCATCTTCACAACTCCAGCCTTGGCGAGACCTTTCATCAGGACCTGCTTTCCCAAATCCACTGTCATATTGGATGCGCTTCCAGTCATACCGAGAATAGGGGAGTCCATCGCCATGTTCGCCGCCGTTGAAACGAAACGTGCGCCCATGCCAGACTTATATCCTTCGTTAGCCTTGTAGCCATTAACGGTAGGCATTTCCTCTAGACTGTCTGCAATAGCCATCGCCTCCTGCTCTCTGGCAATCTGCTCTCTCGACTTATCCTGCCCGGCAGACAAGGTTCCCAAGATGGAATCGCTGAGTTTTCTCACCACATATTCCGTGGCACTCTGAGGCAGAATCTCCTCAATATTCTTAACACCGAGTATATTCTGGGCACGCTGCATCATATGAGGAGTAACATACTTGTCAACGTACTCCTCCACGCCCATGTTCAGCTTGTCGGCACTCTGCATGATGTGCTCCTGCAATCCCTTCTGAGAGTATATTTCCTGCAACTTGGAACTGAGGGTGTCGGCAAGTACATTCTGGCGGTTCTTGATCCTGTTATCCTGCAAATCCTTCCACGCCTTGTTTCTCAGATAGGCATCATTGCCAGCTTTCTGCAAATCCTGCTGATACTGAGACCAAGACAAATCATCAGCCTCCTTCATTGAAGGAGCAACAAGAGCATCAATCTCAGGCGCAATAGTACCATATTTGCCGTCATTCATCGTAAATTTATTGCCTTCAACCTCATACTGGGCGAGATTCCTAGCATCGTCCTCTCTCTGCTGCTTGGCTCTAGCCTGTCTAGCCTCAGGAGTAGAAAGCTGCTGCATCGTCTCGTTGAAATTCTTGGCAGTAGGAATTATTCTGCTTCTGCTGATAGGGGTAGCTCTCGGCTGCTCCTGACGTGCTGACTGCTCTTGTGCTCTTTGCATGCGTGCGCGCGCATTACTAGCCTGAGCCTGCTGCAATGGGTTCATCTGGTCATTACGCATGTGCATCAACTTCCAGTTCTGCATGTAGTCTGTACCAGAAGTAGTTGCCGTTCTAGGCTGCTGAGTCTTCTGCTGCCTTGGCTTCCGATACTGAGCTGCCACTTCCTGCGCTCTCTGCTTCATCGTCAGCTTCCTGACAGGCTGAACTGGCTTCTGCTGCTGAGGCTTCGGATTTACTGCGTGAAGTCCGAGTCGCTGTGCAAACTCCTCATACGAATTACTGGAAACAGCACCATCAGCGTGAAGCGCATCATAGAGCTGCTTTCTGTTATGATAGCCTTGCTTGCCAGGCGCATATACGAACTGTCTGAAATGTTCTCTAGTTCCCGATACTGCGCCATCTGCTTTCAAGGCGTTATAAAGTTGGTCAAATTTATCTCCAGCCATATATTATATATTAATGTTTATAATCCAAGTTTCTTTGTATTCTTATAGCCGTTCTTCGACTTGCCGGTAGGCTTCGGTCTGTTTCTCGCATTCCTAGCCGCATTCTGCGAAGCTGCTGCCTGACTGGTAACAGATGCACCCTTTCTTCTTGTGGTGGTCGTTACCTCTGCGCCAGTCTTCGGATTGATGGTCTTTGTACTGGTAGAAGTAGATGTCTCGCCCTGCGGAAGCTTGCCGTATTCACGGTAGTACTCCTGTTCCCACATGGTCTTGTTAGGCTGATAGCGCATCTTGCCGTTCTTATCCTCAAACCAGTACTTGGCACCCGAGCCGCTACCGCTCCTGCCTGACCGTCCACCGCCGCCACGCCCCTTATGGGTTGCGTTGTACTGCTGAATAGCCAGACGCTGCCGAGCCTGCTCATCCTTCACCTTGTCACGCCCCTTCTTATACTCGAAGTCACGCTTATCCTTATCCTTCTTATACTGGTCAGCTGCAGCATCCTTTCCCTTTCGGTACTCAAACTTATCCTTGGCAAGCTGATTACCCTCACCACGAAGCCCCATAAGATACTCCTTATAAACCCTGTCAGCTCTTGCAGCCGCACTCTTAAGGTCGAGATTTGCCTGCTTATAGGCAGCATCAGCATCAAGTGCCGCCTGCTTCTGTCTCTGAGCCTTTCGGTTCTGATAACCCTGTTCCATCATGGCAGTAGGGTCGTTGAACACCTGCAGAGGCGCACCCTTCGAAGTATTGATGATATTTCCCATGTGGCGAATAGCATCAGCAAAGGCAGCGATATTCTCACGGTTGGTAGTGATTCGGCGGTCATATTCGTCAGGAGTCTCACCCTCACGCATTCCCGGTCTGCTCTTAGGAATAATCTTGCCGAGCCAACTGAAAAAGCCGCCATCCCTCTGCTTAGGGTCAGCCTCAAACTCTGGAACCTGCTGTTCCTGCGGCATCTGAAAGCCGCTCAGAGCAGTAGAAAGCGTATCATAGCGAGGTGTTCCGTCAGCATTCCAACCAGTAGAAGGCTGCGGCATTCCCTCAAAATTACTCTGAGGCTGGGGAGTATTCTCTGCTGCATCGCCCATATAAGGAGTCTGTACTGGTCCCAAGGCAGGGTTAGCATTACCGTTGCCCTGCGGAACGAATTCTTCCTGCTTAGGCATCTGGGTGAAGTCTGTAATAGGTGCTGCGCCAGTCTGAACAGGCTGAGCCTCAAACTTACCGGTAGCACCGCCCCCATTCCCGAAGAAGTTAACCCCCGCGGCACCGCCATTTACCCCCGCGGCTCCTCCGTTGCCTCCATTCATCACCTGATCATAATCGGGATATTTCGCCCTCATCAGGTCATGCACAGCCTCAGGATAGCCGCCGATAGTTACCGGCTTCTTCCTAGGCTGCTGCGTATTCTGATTATTTACTCCTGCCATAAGTGTTGCATATTCTTAAATAAGTCTCTAACATCTTCACAAAATAGCCTAACCGTAACCTTTAAGCTTGGAGAAATATCTTTCTGGTTTGTAACTTCTCCATAAGAATTGTCATCTTTGATAGGAGAAAGTTTCTTCTCCTCTTCCTTGCTAAGCTCAGGCAACTGAGGGTTGAATCTGTAGCCATTCGCTAAGCGACGATATTCTTTGAAGTTTTCTGAGTCGATAGCTCTTTCTTCAACAATAACCTTTGCCATCTTTTGGATCATCTTCTCAGCAGCAATACCAAGACCAAGCACGTTCATATTCAAAAGAACAACAATCATCGTAATCAGGCAGCAAGTCTCAAAGTGCAATACTTTGTCCTCGCCACCAATTCGCTTTATAAAACTCTGAAATCTATTCATAATCTTTATATTTAACTTCATTAACACTTCCCGAAAATTTAAGGGTGGGGAAAATCGGAAAACCGAAATCCAGAAAAGGGGGTGGGGGGGGCAGAATTTCTTTATTTGTATTATCCTACTATAATTTGCAACGGTGGTCGAAGGGGGTGGGGGTCTTGGGGTCGCCTGTTGTGCCTCGTCCACCTTGCCTGTCGCTCATCCGCTCCACCTTCTAGCTGCTACCCAATCCCCGAAAAGCCAACCGCCTTCTTCAAGCGGTATTGGTTTTTCTCCTCGGGAGACATCATGCTCTCAGCCAAGTGGTCGCTTGCAGCAGAATGAGCGGTTCGGTCTTGTTGTGTTACAATTGTGTTATCAATTTGCTTTTCATTTGAGCCTAAAGCGTTGGTTTTCACTCCTTTAGCACCTTCGAGTTCTGACCCCAATTGGTTCACACCGAAATTGAACATGGCATTTGACGCATTTTGAGCCGCATCGCTAGTGGCTTGCGCCTTCTGCTGCTCGATTTGCTGACGTTCTCTAGACAACTGCTGAGTGTTCTGAAGATGAGCATCCTCCACATGCTGCTTGCGAGCCGTGTCCTGTGCCGCTACGTTGGCTATCGTGTCGCCCATAGCCTTGTTAGCTGCCTCCTTCGCCATCGCCACGCTTGCAGCAGTTCCACCGCCAACGGCAGCAGCACCATCAGCCTTGCGAACATACTCGTCCTGTACTTCCTTCGCCCTTCTCATGAGGTTTTGACCCGCTTTCGTGTCTAGGTAGTCCGTGTTGTAGTTCTTGTCGTACCAAGCCTTCTCTGCGTTCGTTCTGTACGTGTTCTCGGCTGCTGCCCTTCTAGCTGCCTTCTTCGCCTTGTTAGCGCCAAAGAGAGAGGATCCAACGCCAAGCGCCAAGGATGCAGCACCTAAGACCCATTCTTTCTTATCCCCGAGTACAGGGCAAGAGGTCAAATGCTTTGGGATTTTTGATAATATTTCCGTCATAATTGCAATTATTTGATGTTTCGAGGGCAAATATATAATATTTGAAGTTCCATTTTGCCGTGTTCCAACCTCGTTCAAAATCGCCCAAAATCCCACCAATTTCTTTCTCGGGGCGCAACTCACCCCTTTTCCTCCTCCAACTTCGCCCTCTAGAAGTCTCATTTTGTAAACATACGTGATTATTGTAAAGAAAAGACAAGTTATTAATTATAAGCAAATTAGTTTCAATTACTCCCAAGGGAGAATAAAAGCAAGATGTAAAGAAAGTTCTTATTTCATAAAGGAAGTTTCTTTGCAAATAAAAAAGGGGTTTTGCATTAATAGGTACGCACGCACGCAAGGAGTTCGTTAGCAAACTTTAACTAGGCGTATTCAGCCTTCTTGAATAGTTTTCACCCACAATCAACGCTAAAGTCGCTCATTTCTGCCGATTTTTGCGATTTTCGGGCAGTTGGTCGGGATTTTTCCCAAATTCGTGAGTTTTGAGCCGTTTAAGAGCCATTTGCAAGCAGATTAGAGCCGATTTTGTGGGTTTTTCGTAGATTTCATGGTTTTGTGCAAGATAATGCGCTCATCTAGAATTAAGGCTTTTAGAAGATGATTTAGGCGGTTTTTATTTTCCTAGTTGGAGAAATATTTTTTCCTAGTTAGGGAAATTGTTTTCTCTCCCTGTACTCTCTCTGTTCTCTCTCTTGTGTGTGTTCCTACCTTATGGGTGAGAGTGAAGAATCCTCGGGGGAGATAAGGGGGCAGCGCCCCCACGGGCGCAAGCGCCCTCCCCATGCCCTGTGGGGCTGACGCCCTCACCACAAGCCTTGCAGCCACTTGCCGAAGGTGTACACCGAATACAGGCAGCACACCACGATGAGCAGTTGCAAGAGCCACTCAGCATACTTCACGGATGGTTTCTTATGTTCCTCCACCTTCCCGAATACATTAAAGAGATAGGCTATACAAACGAGTGAGACTGCACCGAAGGCGAGCCACATGATAATTTGAATTATAATCATTTCGCTATAATCCTTAGTTCATCAACTTGCTTGAAGAACTCATCGAGCGTGTCTGCCGTGTAGTGGATGCCCTTGTAGCGGATAAAGCTAGCAAAGCCTTCTTTGCTATCCTCCTCGAAGAGTTCAGACACCTTGCAGCCGATTATCTCTGCCATTTGTTCAAGCCTATCAATACCAAACTTTTTGCGAGCCAACATTTGGCTAAGTGATATAGGCTCAATGCCCATACCTTTAGCCAAATCTTTTTGCTGCATCCCATGTGCTTTTAAGCACTCTTTTATTCTCAATTGTACCATAATTCTATTTTTTGCGGCAAAGATAATAAAAATATAGCATATAACAATAACTATTACTTATTTTAACGCACAAATATAGTACAAAAACCATCTTGAAGTGCAAAGTTATGTTTAAATGCTATACTTTTGTGTAAAATATCGTTAATAAACATAACCAAATTTGGAGAGTATAGCATAAATGCATATCTTTGTACCCGAAATCAAGTTGGTTTGATTTCTCAAGCGTAGCAATGGCACATTTAGAGATTTTGGCTAGTAACGAACGCTATACAAATAGGTTAAGTAGGCAAAACACTGAGGATGATACAGGCAAAACACCGAGGACATCGTACACCGAGTTAGTTGCAACTCTCAAAGCAACAAGACAAAGAAGTCTCAAACACTCATCACGCAAGATGTAAAAACGCTAGTCGTGTTAGACTAGAGAAACATCGAAACACGTCAACCAACGGACGTTAAACGAATGGAGTTAGGTCACATGTAACTTGTGAACGTTGGGCGCAAACGTACACCTGCACTTTGTATGTATAACATTTTAACAACAACGACAATGGAAACAACAAAGATGTGTTTATTAGAATTGACTAAGGCTGATGCTATGGTATTAGCCAACGTAATTAGAAGAACTGCAAACGAGAATCCATTTCATTGGAAGGAAAGCAGCGTTGAGAAGACAAGAGACCTGTACGATAACGTACTCACTCAGTTGTACGACTAAAATATTAAAGACTATGGCAAAGTTAGCAGATTATTACATTTGTGACCTTCTATATACCGAAGAAGGTTACGTAATTTTAGACGAAGACGAGGTTCACCCTAACACATATGAAGACAATGATGAGTACATCAAAGAGTTTTGGGGAGAATATCCGTTTATCGGGAAGTTCCCTGTAATGTACAGAGGTAAACTTGTTGATGTGCTTGTGTTCAAAGATTTCGAACAATACTTTGGAGTGTTCAAAGATGAAGGCAAGTGCATGAAGGACTACATAGTAGTGAAAGACTATGTAT